AGGGAAAAGGGAAAATTTATTTTCCAATGACCGAACAAAGTGAGGGAATGCCATTTCCCCTACAAAGCCGCCCCGAAGGGGTAGGCAGCATGATGGAAAGGGTTGTTAAAGAAAATGGGTAGCAAATCAAATGACTGCTACCCATCCATCGAATAGTAAAATAAGAATTGAAGAAACTTTGTTGAGGCTTTGGTATAGATTATGATTTTAACACACTATGTCAGCTTTTGAAAATTTGGGTAGGAAGGTATTTCACAATAGTTCCTACCCTTTTTGATGATCAGAACTTAATCTTATACATATACCATGATTAAAATTCTTGGTCTTTTGTTTCGTTTTCTACTCTTTTGCCCAAAGGTAGTAAAGATTCTACAAATGATTCGTCGAATTTGATAATTCCTTTTTCTTTTTGTTCTTCTATGTATCGTATCTTTTCTTCGTCTGTTACTTCCACAAGACCGGGAAAAGGATTTTGATCCCTGCCATATTCTCTTTTCATTCGTCTGGCAGCTCTCCAATTAGGATCACGTAGAATACCATCACCTATTCTTAATAGGAATCTCTTTCCTGGAGCAAACCCTACCATCAATAAATCTTCATTTGATCTGTTTTGTTCTTTGGGAATGACTTCCACATCCATACCTCGCAGAAAGAAGTTCGACAAGAACGCTTTCATCACATCTCCATCCCATTCGTAATATAAATACAAAAGCCTTCTTCTTTTGCTTATAAAGTATTTCACTTTTCTTTCCATATTCCTATTTCTTTTTCTGTTTGTTCATGTCGTAATAGTTGATAAAGATAATGTTAAATCCAATTGCTCCGTTTTGTTTCATTTCAATTGAACTGAATCCACCGTCCCAAATAAGGGCAATAAGTTTGTAATCTGGTTTATCTACAACCTCGGATATCCCTTCTTTCTTTAACTTTTTCTTTTCTTTCAGATAATCCAGAATCCCATCTATAAAGGTTTTTGTATCTTCCATATCATAAATATCGAACTTTGCTTCGAGACTTGTATAAGGAACTATCCCTGATTTTTCATCAAAAACCTCGTTTACACTTAATTTATAACCTGTATTGAGGCTATATTTTATAGCTTTTCCTCCAGTCTCTATAGCAACCTTTTCGCTGTAGGCTTCTTTTGGAATGAGTTTATCAGCTTCTTCAACCAAAAAATCTTTAGAAGAAGCATCCAATATTTTAAATTGAATATCCATAATTTGATAGATGTTCAATTCTTTGGAGGTTTCTTGCTCTTTGGTAATTTCTGATTCTTTAGAGGCTTCCTGCTTGCATCCACACGTCGAAATAAGTGTAAATAATACACTGATAAAAATTACTCTTTTCATACTATTTTGTTGTTTTAAGAATTTCACGTTTGATGTTATTGTTTGTATCCTTTGCCAAAGGAACCGCTATCAGGATTGAGAAAATCCAAAATCCGGTAAACCAAAGTAGGCGTTCAACGCAGTTCACCAAATCGACCTTAAATAAGGCGATTATAGCACCTAAAATATTATACAGGGTACAAATGGTCAGGATGGATGCGATAATAGGTTTACCGGTATAATAAAGCCCAAATCCACCCCACATACAGGTCATGATAAAAGCCCTGAATGGCTTTTTCTTTCTCGCTTCATAAAGCAACGCTTGTCTTTCCGTCATCTTTACTTCCATATCTTCTATTAGTTTTTGATTGTATAATTGATCTTTGTGTTTTCTTCTGTACAAGATTGTGTCCAGAGTGAAGGGATTTCTATTTCCGTTTCATCTTCTGTCATCATTAAATCTGCTTCAGATTCTTTACCAGCAACGAAAAACGTTCCACTTTCTGTAAAGGTAAATTCTTCATAATCATCTTTACCGAAAAATACTTTTGCCAAAATAGGATAGTTGTTGTTGCTCGGATTTTCAAAAGAAATGATTTCCACTCTCCTACCATTTCTTGTGCAGACGGGTTTGCCTACTTTTGCTTCTTCTAAATTGAAAGGTTTCATGATTGTTATTTTTATTGTTGTTACTTGATTGTGCTGCAAAAGTAATATCGTTTTTGTACAAAATGCAGTCTATGGAGTTAAATTACTTTAAAATGTAACATTTTAGTGTTACACTCTCGTTAATGGAAACAAAAACTCCCGTCCCTCAATAAAGAAGAACGGGAGAAAACATGAAAGAATTGATTGTCTAAGCAAGCGATTGGATCAACTTCAAGTAACATGACAAAGTTAGGAATTTGACGGGTGATTCCAACGAATTTTCGTCAAATTCATAGTCATTCAGCCATTTTTCCAATGCTTTTATGTCAATATATTGCCATTTTTCCTGTTTTAGACACTCTGCAAGTGCAGGAAAAGCATATTCTTTATCTTCATTAAACTTTTTGCACACTCTTTTGAGATAATTTTTCCTACCGGCATACCAAACATCACCCGAAGATGACATACAGTAATAGGAATTGTCCTTTCTTTTTACTCCAAACCGTGTCACGATAGGGAAATACACCCTATCAGCAAGGAAAATGAAAGGAATGTACCAGACACCGTACAAAAAGGTCATAAATCCGTTCAATTTCGCTTCCGGTACAAACTTTTTGAGGGTTTTTCTGAATCCGTAAGCAAAATACCAATTGTTCGCACCTCTTTTTACCTTTACAGTGTATTTCAAATGATTGTTCCTATCCTCTACTCTGTCCCAAGGTTTCAGCTTTTCTGTATTCATGGATGGAAGGTAAGTCCAAAAATGCTTTAGCGCACTGAAATAGGGATTGTAAATGGTGTGTCCATGATCGGAAACATAGGAAAGAATATCATGCAGTATTTCTTTTGCCAGATTTCCTATTTCTTGTCCTTTAAAAACGTCTATTAAAAGAGAAAGAGAGGGCAACAAGTTCCAAATCTGATCTTGTGATACGAAAGGGGAAAAGCATGGATCTTCGTTTTCAAGTTCAATCCCATTGGAATAACCGCTTTCTATTTTTATGGCATCAAAAAGACCACAGGAAGAGGATGAAATATCGTCTCGAAGGAAAAACCCTTTTTCGCGTACAAAATACACTTTTGGATTCTTCATCTTTTCATCCTCGTAGGCACTCGTTGACAACCTCTGGAGGGATTTCAAGCACCAGAGTATTTTGTTGTTGCAAGTCTTGTCTCCCAGTAACGATTCCATCAAAAGGTAGTGAAGGTATTCCGCCATGTTGATAGTTCCATCACCCCAATATAGGATTTTTAGTCCTGTGTTCGGACTTTTCACTCTTTTGCTGGCAGGGATATTCGTTCCTCTGCAAGTAGTTTCTTCTGTAGCGACAATAAAGTCTTTAAAGAAGATGTCTTTTAGCTTTGAATATTTTTCTTCGATTGTCATAAGCTGTATATATTCAATGTAGGTGATTTATAAAAATGGCGCGGAAGTTCTTGCCCACCGCGCCCAAAACACAAAGTATGAAGAAGATTACGCCGATTTCTTTTTAGTGAATAACCCAAACAACCATTCAATAAGTCCAGTGTCCCAAAATCCGTTACTGGCTAATCCGGCTCCAAATCCCCATAATAATGCTTGCCACCAATCCAATCCTTCAAACATACCTAAATGGAATCCCCAAGCGAACATACCAAGTCCGATACCGATTACCCAAGAAATAATCCGCTGAACCCATTCTGACGGCTCTGTCTTGAAAAGTTTCTTAATGAACTCTGTTACAACAGTTGTAACACCTACCACACCTGCGAAAGTTGCAAAGTTTGCTGCATAGTCAACTGTTTCTTCCGGTAATTCTCCTTGTGCAAAAATACAAGTGATGCAGGAGAACAAAATTGCCAATGTCAATAAAATCTTACTCATGATAAAATATATTTTGAGTTATATAACTGCCTCAAAGATAAAATAAAAGGGACACTTTCACAAGCATCCCTTCCGATTACTGTTTATCGCCAATGATAAAGTATTAAATCATTCAATTGTCAATTCTTTTTCACCCCCAGCTTAGCCCTGTAAGCCTGTCGAAGATTTTCCACTACGATTTCCAAAGCATTTACATTCATGCTTTCGATGATTTTCACTCCCGGTATGTTCGTTCTCCAGATAGCGTTTCCATTATCATCAATAGTCTGTTCTATTGTTGCATCTGGGTAAATCTTTTGCAGTTTTACCTTAGCTGCTTCCAGTCTTTCTTGATATGTTGCCATAGCTATACTTTTTGTTTTCAAAAGTAAGTCCTCTCCTATTTAAAAACAAATACTTTAACAAATGTTAATAGTGTTGTAACATTATACTGTTACATATATCTTTGCATCAACATGAGAAAAGATAGGAAAACAGAAAGCAGATTGGTTAAGTCGGTGATGATGTATCTTGTAACAGATGGATTAGCGAAGATATGTGTATCCGACAATGAGATGATCGTTGTTCCTATCGCAGTCATTTTAGTTGGTGTTATTTTGACACTAAAGGTTTTTGACTGAATTTCGACAAAAATGTAACATTATATTTTGTCATGTAACATTAAAGTGTTACATTTGTGGCAGAATAAAGAAAAACGATTTTAAACTTAATGCAAAAAAATGGATTAAAAATTAAAGAGATCATGCAAGAAAAAGGTATTTCCGTAGCCCAGGTGTCAGAAAAATTGGGAGTAACAAGGCAATCTCTTTATAGGTGTCTGAACGGAAATCCTACCATGAACCGGTTAAAGGAAATAGCTGATATTCTTGATGTTTCTCCAAAAGACTTATTTGGCGAAGAGAAGAAGGATTGATTTATTGATAGTAACAAACAATATTAAAAAGAAAAATATGGAAACAAAATTTAAAAAAGGTGACATTGTGCGGATCAAAAGTCTTGATTGGTACAACAATAACAAAGACGAAAAAGGGAACGTAAGTGTAACCGGCTACTCTTGTTCGTTCACAAAAGTATTAAGTGAATATTGTGGGGAATGCTTTGTTATTGATGAAGCAGGAGTCAAAGGTATCTATTTAAATGATCTTCCTTATGTGTTTTATGAATGGATGCTTGAATTGGGAAAATACGAATTGAAACCTTTGGATATAACTAAAAATTCTATTGCAACTAACAATCCTTTTATTTTCAATTCTGCAAAGAAATCTATTTCTGTTTGTCATGTAATTTCAATACCTTTATATGTTGCGGTAAAGGTTCAGGAAGCACCAAAATTCCAGCCTTTTCAGAAAGTGCTTGTAAAGGATTGTGAAGAAGGAATATTTGGCGTTTGGCATTGTGATTTGTTTTCTCACATTTCAAAAAAAGGTAAATATTTCACTATTTCCGGTGAGTGGGAGAACTGTATTCCATTTGAAGGAAACGAACATTTGATAGGAACAAAAGACGATCCTAAAGAACGATAACCAACGTTTCCATATATTTTTAAGTTCCCCGGCGGGACAGTTCATCATCTTCCCGCAAAGATTGGCTCCCGCCGGGTTTTATCTCATTTTTAAATACTGTATCGCAATGGCTTATTTTATCTTACAAAACAGAAGACTACCCAAACAAGCTGTTTCTTGTTTCAAATTCCAAGAAGGAACAGTAAACACTTCATCTTATATTTCTATAAAGATTAGAGGAAAAGAAGAAATTATTCCCTTCAAAGACAATATGGAAATGGCTTTGGTCAAAGAACGTTTAGTATCAACATTTCCGGATTTTGTAAAAGTAGGGAACAGTTATATCAAAAAGACCATGTTCCGGGAATACAAACCTGTCTCCCGTCCTGATGAAAATGTACACTACATCCTGTTCAAAACTTCTTTTGGTAGCATAAAGGTTCGATTCAATAATGAAGAAGATTTGAAAAAAGAACTTGCTTCTATGGATCAACTTTTCGATGCAGAATAATATAATCATCTCAAAAACAACAAAATATGGAAACGAAAGATAGAACAAAAACAGAAGTCTCTATTGAATTAAGGGAAGTTCAAAGAGAAATCAGTAAAGCAAGAAGTACAAGAAATTGGGCAAAAATTTCTTTTCTAAATCAAAAAAGAATACGCCTGCAAGAAGAACTGGATTACTTAAAATCCAAAGACAAGTTCTATTACCAAGAACAAAATTTAGAAAAATCACTTGTTTCTTGGGCAGCAAAGACACTCAATCTTTCTCTCAATATGGCTGATTTGTCTGTATATTATCTGGACTTGTATTTGCTTCATTTCAAAGAAAGAGGCTTTGTTCCTACTGATGAATGGAAAGCTAAAGAAAAAGCATTTCATGAAACTGCAAAAGAACTCGCAGAATATATGCGGTATTTCTTTAAAGGTAAATCCTCTGACGATAATTCAGAAAGCATGTCGGAACTTATGGATTTGATTGAAAGAGATTACTATACGGATAGAGAAAAAGTTCATCACAAACAATATGAAGAAAAGTTATGATAGACTGGAGTAAATTTTTGGGAAGATGCGGGATTGCGTTGTTATTCATATCGCTACCTGCAATTGGTTTTAAACTTTATTTTGGGTTGGAATGATCGTTCTTGCTATTGAAATGATTGTCGTAGCTGTTATAGTAGATGAAAATTGTTAAAGTAACTGAACATCATGGACAAATTATATTTTAAAACACGAAAAGAAGAAATTCAATCTAAGATTGATAGTTGTAAGAAAGAAATGAAAGAATTAGAGAATGAATACATAGTCTCTAATCAAAAATTCCCTATTGGGAGTAAAGTTTGTTTGACTATTCCCGCTTATGAACTCCGAGGTCTCGGTATTAATAGAATAAGAATAGTTCCAGAAGAAAAGAAATTTGCTTATGTAACTGGATATGAAATTGTGGCAAATGAAGTTGTTCCTATTCTTATGAAAGCAAAGAAGGATGGAACAATATCTAAATTAAGAGAACATATGTCATTCAGACAAGCAATAATTGAATTAGCAGAATAGATATGAAAAGAAAAGATATAACAAAAGCATCTTCTGTCTTTAAAAAGACAGAGCAAGAACGAATAGGGTACTTTCATAATGGCATAAGCCTAAGCAGTGTTGCGGTTGCTTTTAGAGAGGGTGTTGATTGGTTTATAGATTCTGTATGGTATGATAAAACAGTAAAACCCAAAATTGGTGAGTTTATTGTTTGTATTCATGAGAAAGGGAAACTGATGGGTATCCTTCAAGAAGATCAAGTTTTTATATCGTCCCGTCCAGGGTGTATTCTGTATCGTTTCAGTGAAACAATGCAATGGGCATATTTAAACGACTTGTTAGGTCTTATGGAGGGTTGAATCATGAAAAATCAAGTTTTATCAATCGACCAAATGCAACGCCTTAAAGAGTTGGGTGTTGATACAAGCAAATCCAACATATATTGGGTAAGAAGATCACATGGAAGTAGGATAAACGATTCTTCTAAAGGTAATTGGTTTTTAAGCCTGCAAAAAGAATTTATGGGTGTAGGGTTTACTGCTCATGAGGTAATTCCCACTTTCACTTTGCAAGATATTATAGACATTCTCCCTGGCTCTATAGACAATAATGTGCTGACTATTAGGAAACATGTCAATGGTGTAAGTATTTCTTATGAAGATACCTATACCCGGTCTATTCTTAGTATCTTCGAAAAAGAAGATATTATTGAGGCTGCCTATGAAATGTTGGTGTGGTGTGTTAAGAATGGATATGTAAAAAACAAATAATAAAAACAAGTCATGAAAAGAGGAATGCTGACAGCTATGTTAATGATGTCCACATTGGGTGTAAATGGAAGTACATATCCATTTAAAACGGGTAGCGGAATGAACCCCAATTACCGGAGGCCAGAGAAAAAGAAACAGGAAAAAGAGTTTTGTATAAAAGGAATAAAAGTAATGGCATATTCCAGAAAAGATGCCATTAAAAGATTAAAACATTTAAAATAAACAGAATCAAAATGGAAAAGAAAATTTTTGTATTCAAGTATGCTTTAACAAAAGGTATCATAGAGGTAGATACTGAAATAAAATAAAGTACTTATGGAGAGTATGCTAAGTCAAAAAATCAGATGAATATTATGTGGACAAACAGAGATTATGTTCACACAAAAGAAGAAGTCTTGAAAAAGGTGGAAGATATGAGACTTAGGAAAATCGAGTCTTTGAAAAAGCAGATTGTCAAACTCGAAAAAATGAAATTTTGAAATGAAGGAATTTGATTTAGAAAAAGCGAAAGTCGGACATCCGGTGTGCACAAGAGATGGTAAGGAAGCGAGAATCTTGTGTTTTGATAGAATAGGACATCATCCTATTGTGGCCTTAGTAAAAGAGGCTGGTGATGAAACTATCTTTTCTTATAACAAGAAAGGAAGATTCAGTAACGATGGAAGGGGATGTATGTGTGACCTTTTCATGAAAGCTGTAAAACGAGAAGCATGGATAAATTTGTACAAAGATAAAGATGAACGACTATTCCCAGGACTTAATCTTTTTGAATCTGAAAAAGAAGCAAAGGATAGAATGGAATCAGGTGAAAAGTCAAATCGTTTATATTACAAAACAGTAAAAATAGAATGGGAAGAATAAGGTAAAAACAAAAAAAGAATGAATATGGAAACGAAGAAAAAGATATGCCCTAAGTGTGGACAAGAAGATGGGTCGGGACAAAATAAAATCCATGACATGAACCCAGAGCATTTTGTAAAATGTGATATCCGTACAATCATGGAAAGAGACGGTGTTTGCTACCATTGTGCATTTTGGATAAGAATGTATGAGCAACACAAAAACGATCCCAATTGGCTAATTATAGATGGAGTTTCATACATTGCCAACCCATTCGTTCCTAATACAAATAACATGACAAGACGATTCATGGGTTTTGGCGGTAGGATGATGGAAGCCATTAAAAACTCTGGAGAAAAGGTGATATCTAACGATTGGTGGCATCAGGGTGATGTGCCAGAATGTTTTAGAGATATAATACCGGATAATGCGAAGTGGAACAACAACAAACAATAAAGGTCATGGAAAAATTAATAAACATAGCGGGTTTGCTCGAAGAGTGTAAACAATACACTAAACTTTACTCTGTCACGCATGGAGATGTCCTTTTGGACAGAATAGACAAAGAAGGCAATATCTTTTTGAAAGTTTTGCCTTTAGACAAAAATCTAACATTAAAACTGGACGAATGTGGGAGATTATATGAAAAAGGATCATGTGTACTGTTCCCTACTATATGGAATACATGGGAAGGTTTTGATCCTTATGCGACTACAATAGAATCTCCCTTTGAAGCTGGAATGGTAGGCTACAATGAACATCTGAATGAATTTGGAATAATATCTGATGATGGCTCTTTCATGACAAATGTAGATGGTAGCAGAATCTCTCCTATTGATCGTCTTGCTACAGAAGTAGAGATAGATATCTGGAATCAAGAAAACCACAAAAAGCACCGGCATTATTCTCTTCCGAGAAAGAAATATGTTTATTATTTCCAACCTTTCGACAAGGTACTTGTAAGAAATAATAAAGAAAGTGCTTGGTCTGTAGCATTCTTTTCTCATATCAATCCTCGCAATCAAGAGTGTATTTACACTATAGAAGGTGGTTTAAATAGAAGGTACTGCATTCCTTACAACGAAGAAACAGCGCATCTTGTAGGTGAAACAGACGATTATGAAGGAGATGAGATCGAGAAAATCATCAAAGAATGCAAACTCACCGAAGGAAAATTGGATTAACGGTTTCCGATATTTTTGGTGAAAGCCTAAAAATCAAGCAAAACTTTGCTATATTTGTGGTGCGAATTACATTAATACAAACATGGTAAAGCTTTTATAATGCAAGAAACCAACAACCGTTCTATTCATATTTAAACGGCTTTTGCCTTCCCAACGTTAAGGAAAATCTTACCATGCTTCTTAATGTGATTCGCAACCGGGAAAGGCAAAGCCGTTTTCTTTTTGCCTACAAATACAATTAAAATACAAAGTTATGAGTGAATTAAAGATTTTCAAAAATGAAGAATTTGGAGAAGTAAGAACAATGTTAGTAAATGGCGAACCTTACTTTGTGGGAAAAGATGTTGCATCTGTTTTGGGTTATTCTAACACCAGAAACGCAATTTTGCAACATGTTGATAGTGAGGACGACTTAAAACAGGGCGTCCCTGACAGTCAAGGTTTTACTCAACAAACAACTTTGATAAACGAAAGTGGGCTTTACTCTTTGATTTTCGGTAGTAAATTAGAATCTGCAAAGAGTTTTAAAAGATGGGTAACTTCCGAAGTGTTGCCTGCTATTAGAAAAACCGGAAGCTACAATTTACCGTCTTATCAAATAGAGAATCCAATCAAGCGTGCCGAAACATGGATTCAAGAAGAAAAAGAAAGACAGGCTCTAAAAGAACAGACAAGGCAACTCACAGAAGAAAACAAAAACTTGGAGAACCAAATAGAAGAAGATTTGCCTAAAGTGATTTTTGCAATGGCTGTAACCGAATCCAAACGTTCCTGCCTTGTTGCCGAGCTTACCAAGATCATTTGCCAAAATGGAATGGAGGTAGGGCAGAACCGGTTATTCAAGTGGCTTCGCAAAAGAGGGTATCTTGGAGTGAAAGGCGAATACTACAACCAACCAATGCAAAGATGGGTAGAAGCAGGAATGTTCGAGATCAAGAAAAGAACGATCACAAAACCGAACGGTGATCTGATTACGGTAAGCACACCTCTTGTAACCGGTAAAGGTCAAGTGTACCTCGTGAACAAGTTCTTGAAAGAATATATTTCAAAATGAAAATGAAAATCGCCCGATTTGTCATAATACAATACTACATTTTAGCCTTAAAAACCAACTTGTCACATTATATTATGACAAATTCACAAAAAGTTTGTTACTTATAAACGCTTCCTTCGTCTTTCTTGCCTAAATGTTAAAATCAAAAATCCATGTTTTAGACCTTAAAATTACTCTATTTTGAGTCAAAAATATACAATAAGTAAATTCATTTTCGTCTATAAGGGAAGTCGGAAATTCAAAATTCATAAATCATTGATATTTAATCATTTAACTCAAAAACTATCCAAAACAGCACTTTTTCACCTTATTGTAAAAATATACAATAAGTCCAAGCACTGTTTTCTTGTATCATTTTACCTCAAATGTTAAAACCAATCTGGGAAAGTAAAAGTAAACAGTTACATTTTAGCAGGAAAATAGTTACAGAAGGTTAAATAGGAGAAATCACCCTGTTGGAAGGCAAAATCTATTCTATTCTGATGTTATCTGTAGTGATTTTTGTTGTCTGAAAGTAGGAAATCCCTCCTATTTTGTAAGAATAAACTATTACATTTTAGCTTGTTTTTGAACTTTTGTTTGTATCATTTTAATAGGAACAGTCTTTGTTTACTTTACAAATAGTCAAAATTCAAAAATAGCCGAAAAATAGGGTGAGTAAGACCTATCAAAAATCACATAAGTCTGAAAATCAAGAATTTAAAATTTTCCAATTTTGTCCAACCCCTTATATCGAAAAAAGTTTTGAAAACCCGATTTTCCTACTTTCATTTTGATAGAAAAATCAATTGTTTCTATATCATTTTGTCAAAATAGGAAGATTTTATGAATTGAGCAAAGCGATTGTCCCTCGGAAGGGATGAAGAATCCGCAAGGATTCCCCTTCCGAAAGAAAATAGGATAGACCAACCCACCAAAAATCGCCAATAGAAGTCCAAATCCATATTCTCGTACATACCAACAAAGAAAAACAGGAAAGTCAAACCCATAGGAAAGAAAAGAAATACCCTACCCCTTTCTCAATAAAAAAAACCAGCTAAAAAGAAAAAAGAAAGGAAGCCTCATATAAAAGAGATTTTCAAAATTTCTATATATGAGGGTAGCATAACTGAACATGTTATCTATTGTATAGGAGAATAAATACCCTCCCTGTCATACTTCTTTTTTTGATAATATTTATAATTGATTGAAATTTAAATAGATAAATAAAAGTATGTCTGTAAAATTTTTGCCAAATGGAATGTAATTAGGAATTTTGTCCACTGTCATGTTAGACACGCAGGCTTTATATGGAGATTCCTTAAACAGTCCCTAAAGATACCCTACTAAAACAAAATACCCCGGATTACCTGCTTTTTCCGCTTATTTCTGGTACTTTCTTTTCAAAATGATACACCAATACCACCCAAAAGGAAATAAAGCCTTAAAAACGATTATTTGAAATCATAGGATTAGAGTACAGGAACGGGAAAAGGAGAAGCAAAAAGGATATAGAAGGAGTGTTCACCTATCTATACACTCCATGTATAAGAAGAAAAGAAAGGGTACAAGAGTGTCTACACCAAAAACAAAAGTTCCTATATATATTATATATAATATATATAGGAAAAATTAAATATAAGGATATATCCAGGACAAAAGAAGATATAAATGCATACGAAGCTATATATGATACTCGTATATACAGGTAATGCCCTATTATATCAAAATAGGGTTATTTGTGTCAAATTTGAAAGGTTTCAGCTTAAAATATCCCTATTTTTATTGTAAAAAGTACAATAAGTTAAACTCTTTTTGCCTATAGGGCGTAATCGAAAAATTAATTCATTTAAAATATTGATTTTTAGCAAGTTATCTGTTTTTATTTCAAAAACTCGATTTTTTAGAGTGATTAAAAATTATACAATAAGTCAATTTGCCTATTTTAGTGTCAAAAATGAAAAGTTTTGAGGTTTTACGGGTGAAAATAGGTGCATTTTGGTATTAGTATAGCTCTTAAAAATGGGTCGTACATGGTGCGTTGCAGCACCATAGAGCCATTTTTAAAAACAATAGATATATAACTCCCGTAAAAAAGAAAGGCAATGTATAGAGTATAAAAAATAGATATAGAAGATGATCAACAACTATAGGAATAGAAGCGAAAAGTAGACAGCAAACACAATCGCAAACACTCTGAAAGATACATGAATAGTGGAAAAGGGAAAGAAATAGAGGGAATGAAGGGAAGGCGTTTTGTGTAGGGTGATGGCAGGCGAGGCGGACTATTGCATACACAACACCTCTAAAATTATAAATTCTAAGTTTCAAAACTAAATTTTTAAATATGCACCTAATAGAGATATACCAAAGTTTACAAACCATACAAAAAGAAATATCTGTATCTAATAAAATCATATAATCTAAATTTTGAAGCATATCCAGAAATACATAAATCTAAAAAGTCACAAATCACATTTTACACCTACCTACCTAACATTTTCATATTTACATTCCTTTGATTTCCTTCTTTTCTCTTTTTCCTATTCGTTATAACTTTTAGTTATAGGTTTTTCGACATGCTTTTTCTATTCTTTTTCTTTTATTTTGATAGGTATTTGTGTAATTTGTTGATATTCAAATAATTGTGTATCATGCTATTTAGATTCATTCTAAATAAGGTTTTGTTTATTGGTACGGGTTATTCCTATTTGTTTTAAAATTAAGGTTCCGCCCGCGCTGTATGCGCTTTCGCTCCGCCTCAATTTTGATATAAGTAACAAACAAAACAAAGAAAAATCATCAAATTAACCTTTCTTAACTATAAAACCTTTGGTATGTAACATTAAAGTGTTACATTTGTAATGTGATAAAGAACTAACAATAACAACTAATTAAACAACAAAGTTATGAAAGCAACAAGAATTAATGCAAAGCAAGCACAAGGGTTAATTAACAACGAAGAAGAAAGATTTAACGATCAGCCGGCAATAATTAATAACGGTGATAGCAAAGAAACTTCTATTTCCTACGAAGGTAAAACAATCAAAATTAAATGTTTGCTTTCAAATACGAAGGCTTGCAAATGGGATAAAAAATACCCGGAAAATCATAATCACTATATAGTAACAGTGAGCTATGAAGGCAAAAGATTATCTTTTGATTGGTTTGACAGCTTCCAAAATTTCCGTTGTGATGTCATTGATAAGGATAGAAATGAAATTGTTGAAATGTTTTATTCATTTTTACAGGATATTCTTTGCAAAAACGAATATTCGGATAAAAACGATTTTTGCAAAGAAGAGGAAAATACACCTATTTTATGGAGTGCATTGTGCAAGTATGAAAATAAATATAATAGAGTGTTTGAAGGCGTTGATATTTATTTTCTTGCAAACAATTTGCGAGAAACATTTGATTTTTAACGATTTAAAGCGATAAGGATATGAAAACAAAGTATATTTATAAGGGTGAAGAAATTTTACACAGTACGTTTATTTCTCTATGTCGAAAAATTGGTGTAAATGGTGGGAGAAAATTTACTACTTTGGAGAAATTGCAGCAAGAAGCAAACAAAGGAAACGAAAAAGCGATTGAACTATTATCAAATTTGCAAATACAATGAATAGGGTGTATAAATGGATAGTTGACAGGCTGGAGTTCTCCAGCCTTCAAAAAGCAAAGCAATTTTGTAGGGAAAACAAAACAAGTGCAACGGGTATTTATGGAGCCGATAGGAACGGAAATAATGTAACTTTTACACCTATTGAAAATACAAAGCGCGGTGTCTCTTTTGGAAAGTCCTATAAAATAAATGTAAATAATACACTTTAATAAACAGTTAAACAACAAAGTTATGAAAATGAAGGCTATACAAGTAATACTGGAAGGGTTGAAAGTGGTATTTATTTCTTTCGTTATCGCTCTTATTGTTCTATTTGTTGATGAAAGGAACTTTTTGCATGTTATCTTATCTATCCCTATTGTTTTGTTTTTACTTTATATTTTGATTGAAAAGTCATTTATAAGTAACAAACAAAACAAAGAAAAATCATCAAATTAACCTTTCTTAACTATAAAACCTTTGGTATGTAACATTAAAGTGTTACATTTGTAATGTGATAAAGAACTAACAATAACATAAACAAATAGAGATCATGAAGGCGAAAGAACAAATTTTTGAATTTATTGCTACAGAATTGAAAAATAGTAATACTGTTATTGTAGCAACTTTAGGGTGTGGCGGTAATGGTTTAACCCTATTACAGGGTGATTGCGTAGAATTTATTAAGGAACTTAAAACTTACTCTTTTGACGGAAAAGTGAAAGGCTGTTTAGATATAATCGAAAGCGAATATGTAGAAGCAACAAGCGAAATATATCAATTTTCCGGGAAAGACGGGTATAAAGTACAAATTTTAACTTATTAATAAAGCAACTAACTAAACTAATTAAACAAGGTGCGCAAACCTTGACAAAACGCAATAAAGCTATGACAACTACAGTAAATAACAACGAAAACAAGGTAACTGTAAATCGTATTGGTTTCTCTGGATTATTTTCTAAGTTCTTTAAAGAGGACACGCAAGTATATGATTATCTTTTTGAAGGCGGTAAATGTTATTCCTTTGCCTACTATATTGGGTTAAATGATGATTGCAAAAACGGACATTTAACCTTTAATTTTACCGGCGAAATTAAGGTAAAGAAGAACAACGGACGTTATTATACTTTGATTTCCGGCGCAATAGGTGACATTATCGCCTACTTAAAACCTGAGCTTTCTATGTTTGAAAAGCTGCATACTTGCAATCATTTAGGGCAGCCAATGTTTATAGATGACATTCGCTTTCATATCAATGAAGGCGAAACAAATGAACAAATAGCGGAAATGTATAATATTTCTAATTTGGAAGCTATTGAAATATTACGTAACGCTTCAGACAACAAAGATTTATTTCACTACCTTGTTTTTTACTTGGGCGTTGCTGGTATTTGGAAAAAGCAAGCAGATGAAGCCATTCGGGAGATGGAAGCAAAAACGGGCTTAACCTTGAAAATTGAAAATAAAGATAGAGTTTATAAACAGTTTGACGCGGAAAAGTGTAACGACATGGCCTATTTGTTTAAACATGGTTACGCGACAAAAGAAATGAAACAAGCGCGTGAAGAAATTACAAGAACAAAGAAACGGTTAGAAGAACTTGCAGAGATTGAAAAAGAGTTTGCCAAAAGTGTAGAAAAAGCAAAAAGAATTTATGAAGTAAAAAAGGCAGTTGTTTCTTTTGGCATAAGTTGGGATAACGTTACCCTTTACGATCATAAAAACGAGCTTTGCTTTAATTGGTTAGATTGCTGCAAAAAGGTTCCTTCTGATTTAATCAACGAACTTGTGTGCAGTAACACCCTACCAGAAGGAATAGAGGTAACGAACCTGGACAAAGGTAGGGAATAATGACCCTACCTATTTTATCAATCAATTTATAAAGCATAAACAATTTATTAACAATAATATAAACTAATAGGAGATATTAAAAATGAAAGCAACTAATAATAACACAGATACTTTATTTATGGAAATTTTTGTAGAATTGTTGGCAATTGCAAAAACATACTTCCAAGAACTTTTTAAAAACGAAAAACCGGGCGTATATACATTGAAAGACGTTTACGCCTATATCGCAAACTGCGAAAGCCTTGAAACAAAGCAAGGGAAAGCAGAAAGACTAACAGAGAAAGAAAAAGAACAAGCGACAAAATACTACACAAAAAGTCCTTATTATTCAAATATTGATTCTTTTTTTATAAATAGCGTGTCTTATGTATGTAAGGTGTCTAATAATATTGTCTCTATTGAAAAAGGCAATTTTAAATGCAGTTTTGATATAGTCAAACTGTTTGAATATTTGGAAAGGTTCAAACAGTTGTCCGGCGCCAAAGAAAAATTAGAATTTGTCAAAGAAGGAAATCAGGTACAAGAAAGCGAGGATAATTGTATTTGTTCTTTTGATATTGTATTTAATAAGAAAGACAAAACGTTTCTAACTGTAAAAACCAAAAATTCAAGTCGATATATTGATAACAATATTTTGATAGATATAAATTTAAGCAAAATATATGCTACTGATTCTTTTATCTGTAAAAGTAGAAACGTGAAAATATCTAATCTTTTTGGCGATTGGGATAAGCATATATGTATATCTTTTGACACCTTTAAAAAGTTGGTAGGGAAAGAATGCCATATTATTGTCAATAGCGACGATAAAGAAGAGCAAACAGTCGTAACGATCGTAACAGATAAAGGTGAAATGTTTGAATGTAGCTACTATGATTCTGATAAAAACGTAAATATAGAATCTGTTTATCCTATTTTATATAAAGAATTAAAATTAACGGTTAAGGACGATAAACAGTTTACAAAGGATTTAAAAACTATATCTAAAGTCTCCGAATTTGTTTCTTTTGAGATAGAAAAAGGATCAGACCGATTAAGAGTAAATTATATTACAGAATTAGGAATAAGTGATACAGAGAATAAATACGGAGAATTGTTTGTACAATTGTCTGAACCGTCTAATTTTAGTTATAGATCAGATAATAGATTAAGTAAAGTACTTTCTTGTCTGGACGGTTGGAACGGCGAAATATATTTTACAAAAGAATATAGTTATTGTAAACTTTCTTTTGTCTCTGACAACTGTGACAACTGTTTTATGATTGATAACAAAATTAATTATTTTAATTCAATTAGAGATAAGAACGATTATTTCCCGGATAAGTTAACGTCTGTTTATTGTGGAAAAGAAACAAAAGAACCGGACACAGATATTAAGCCTGTAGGAACGTCGGAAAATAAAAATGATACAAACCTACAGGAGAGCAAAGAAAGTGCTACAAACAAAGTATTTTTCTTTATGGAGAAAGACGGTTATCATTGGGAGCAACCGAACGCGCAAACATTCCACCTATTCAAGAACGGAAAAGAAAAAGTATTTAAAAACGAGTTTGAAGCGTATAACTTTGTCCAGAATAAAGAGAATGAAAGCTATTTTGATTTTAATGTCTCGGACTATACGGACGATATGTTAGAGGTAACCGGACTTAACCTGGAAAGTATCATATCTAAAGTAAAACAGGATAGCCCAAAAGAGTTAAAAGTTATACAGGATATAAAGCTATATGATAAAACCGGGAAAATAGTGTTTACTTATGGTGATGGAAATACAAATACTATAATAGAAACAACTTTCAACGGCGACAGTGTGTTGCAAAGTGTATTACAAAAGATAAACGAAAGCATGTAACGCTATGATCCGGTTAAACAAATTCCTTTCCTTGTTTGTCTCTAAAAGGCAGATAAGGAAAGAAAAAGGAAAGAATAGAATGAAGTATTACACAAAAGACAATGTTAAGTTTGTAACATGGAAATACAATGCCGGCGTGCCGTGCTTCTATTTGAACAAATCTGTAGATATTGTGAATGTACTTCTATTGAATGATTCAAAAAAGTTACAAGGTTTTTTCTGTAAAGGATATTTTGTAAAGAATATCCTAAAGAAAAACAAAAAGAAATTTTTGCCGGGCAACTTTTATCAGTTCCTTTATAAATTGGTATATGTCGGCTACAAAATAGAAAACGGAGAAAGACTGAAAATGTATCAGCTTAAAGAGGTTGCATATTTTGAAAGTGTTTAGCCTTTCCAAAGAAAAAGATTTGTATATCTTTGCTATGTGTAGAAAATTTTATGTTTGTTATATTATTAGTTTAGTTATTCAATTGGTATTTAGTAGTTTAATTAGTTTATGTTATTATTTTGTCCTTACCGGTACGCGATGTATAGGTAAGGACTTTTGTTTTTGTCCTTTCTTTAGTGTAGTTTTGTCACATAATAAAAACAACCATTAAATTTTTGTCAAAATGAAGTTACAAAAGTCTGTAGACAAACCTTCTATAGTTTGCGATAACTGTAGATACAAAATCGAATGTCCTTATGTGGACAAATCAGAATGTTTTGAATATAATAGTGCACAGCTTTCCAAATCTCAAATCGAAGAATTGAACAATGCAGAAGGGGAAACAACTTACTAATAAAGATTTACCGGCTATTTCCCAAAAGGACTTTGTGGAAATAATAGAACAAGCTCCAGAAGTGATCCAGACCGCTTCCAGTGAGCTAAAAAACGCTTTTGTCGCTTTGGAAACGGCAGAAAGGGCACTTTCTGAATCGTCTTACCGTTTCTTTGTCTTTGAAGGTAAAGACGGGGAGGAGATTACAGCCGATTTGAAAAGTTATTCTGCGAAGGGTTTTATCCTTCGTCACGGTGGAAAAGAATCGGACGTAAAGAAAGCACAACGGCACAAAGAAATGTATGTTATGCCTCTCATAGAAGAAATAAAGAGGTGCAAAGAGGTATTCAACGACATTTATCGAAAAGAAATGCTTTCTTCCGTCACGCCGGAGATCATGTCCTATATCGTGAAACTGTTTGGGGAGATGAACGGCGTTGATGATGTCCAGAAAATCCTAAAGGAAGAAAAGAAGATAAAACTTACCCAAAAGGAACTGCAAGCCATCTTCGCCAAAAAGAAAGCGGAAATCGAAAGCAAACGTGCCGTATTTCTTGCTTCATCCAATCAATATAAGGTAGCAACGGAAGCCGGTAGGCTACAGATCATAAACACTATCATAATAGACCTACAGCACCGGTATCAAAAATACCTTGCAGAAGAAAAGGAAGAAAAGGCATTGATATTCGAGCGGGAAATAAGAAACATGCTCGAACAAGCCCGGAAAGAAGTAAAAGGCAATGAACTAAAGCTGACTGTAGACGGGAAAATAGACATTGTCGCTACTTTGCACGGGCAGGAAAACGTTTCTCGTGTGTTCCGTACACTTCCCATCAATTCTATTATAATAGGTCTCGTCGCTGCAAAATCAGGTCTTGACCCTACTGTATTGGTACATCAGCTTGCAACAAGCTACTACAAGGACTTCAATGGTTTCAATAAAACTATTCTGGGTAGGGAAAAGATTATGCTTCCGGGCGATCTGATCCGTGCAGCCAATTGGGAAGAACTGGAAAAGCAAAACAAGAAGTTCTTAGACGAAATGACGCCTTATGAAGTGCAGGAGGCTACTTATATAGATGATGAAAGAAAAGCCTCTGTAAAGGACAGATTAAAAACTTTACGACTTAAATAGGGAAAGGGAGCTATGACGAACAAGGAAAGAAAGATAAACCTCTATATAAAAAGAGTGGAAAGGTTTAATGAGCTTTGTCCTTCCAACGGGTTCCTGTGGGGAAGTACGATCATAAAACCTATTACAAGACGGAATTTGAAAATAGCCCTGTCGGGAGAAAAAGAAGAAAGTATAGACCGGAAGATAAAAGGAATAGAAAAGTTTATAAAGTATCTGGAAGGTGATGCGGGCAGTGACGGAAGGAAAAGAATGCTACCGGAACTGAAAAAGTATCTGGTAAATGTAAAGGACGCGAAAATAAAAATATCCCCATCTATAAAAGTGTTTGTAAATGGGGATATAAGATCGCGTTTGTCTCTTTTGGAAAAGAAAGACGGAAAATGGATTGTATCGGACTACCGGGGAACAGTATTGAAACTGAAAAACCAAGAATCAGCCCTTCAAAGGGAAATCTTGTTCAGATTGAAAGCAAAATATGACCGGTCGATCATACCCAATACAAAAACTATTTTCCGGGCTTATTCTTAACCCAGATACATCTCTCCATGAAGTTCGGGATATTTGGAATCACGCATAATGTTCCGTACCTTTGTCTTTGTCCAAGCAGGAGCAGCATTCTTTACCGGAATGATCATAGGTTTCTTTTTGGGAGTTTCAATATTCTTCTTTTCGTAAGGCATACTATTAGTTTTTAAAGACGAAAGGGCTAAGAACCGATTTTTACAGATTGTGTTCAAAGCCCTTTCTTGATTAACGTAATTTACTAACAACGAGATTGTTAATGTACCTACTCTGTTAAGGATTTTCGGCATCCTCCTTTATTAAAAACTTAGATTTATTTATATAGAGGAATTTAGAATAGATTTTGTTATTTCATGTTTTCACCTCCTTTCTTTTGATAGGTTTGCAACTCGATTAACTATAAACAATTATACAGGTATATATTTCTTACTCAATTGTAATCCAGATGTCTTCTTTTGAAGAAGAAAGTTTAGAATATACTTTTTCAAACGCTTCTTTGATAGAAGTAAGTCTCCCTATTTCTGTGTTAAATCCTACCCCTATACATCCTTCTACATTGTCTGCTGTGGCGGCAGAATGAATCAAAACGCCAGAAAAGCCTTTTATTCCTTCCAGTCTTGGAACTTTCCCTTTACATACATTCATATAAAATTCCTTTTGGCTGAATTTAGGGGAGACCACATTCATAAGAATTTTATATCTGCCGGAAGGAATAGCTGTCTTTCCATATATTTTTTTAGATTTTATTTCTTCTTCCGACATACTTTGTGTCAATCCTCTGTCGGTGTCTTCAATGGTGTTACAAATAAATTCACCATTAATATACAATCTCCCTATTGTATATTTTTCTTTTTTCCATTTTCTATCTACTTTAATCTCCATAATTAATTGATTTTTAAAAAGTTTATAGCAAATTAATCATATCGTCTATCGTCACTTCCTTTAGGTTTACACCGGGATATTCATCTTTGATCAGTTCGTCTATGTATTCTACATCTTCAAACCTTTCTTGTTGGATCAAGAGGTTTCTAAGTCCTATGAGATAATTAAGCCTTACGGAATCGATCCTTGAATCTATTGCCATGCAATAGTTTTTCAAGTTCTTAACTCTTAGCCATAGGATAAATACAATCCCCAATAGGAAAACTGCTATTATCCCCAGAATTATAATACAAATTGTTGAAAATTCCATGTTTTTATCGTTTGTAAGCCATTTTTTCTAACTCTACAGTAGTCATGTTCTCCGGGATTGTTTTAAGACGTTTGTAACGTCCTCTTTCAATCCGTTCTATGAATCCCGCTCTGTAAAGATAGGTAATAGTTTTTCTAAGTGTACCGTTAAAGAATAAATTACATCTCGACACATCGTAAAACTCAAATGGACGGTCTATGGAATTAATATGTCTAATGAGCTTTTGAAGCTCTGTTTCTTTCTTTCTGCTCATGTCTTGTTGTTTTTAAATTGTACTTGTGAAAAAGTAGGAAAAATACCCTAAGAATCTGCTGGGAACATTGTGCCTTTAATAGTCTATAATTAATATCTCCATCCAAGTTCTTGGTTTTCTTCATAATAGAATCAAGTTCAAAATAAGATAACCACTTATCTTCTTTAGAGAGCGTTTCTCTGAAAATATATAACGCCTGATTGTACAAGTTATTGCTAATCTTGCACAAGGATGATATATCTTCATTTTGTCCTATATTGAATTTATACACTAATTTCATTTTCAAGATTCTTGCTGATTAATTCAAGTTTACTCTCTTCTTTTTAGAATACATTTCAATCTATCTCTATATATGTTTCTATTTCTGTAAGAGTGACGGATTTAATAACCAGATCATTAATATCTGACAGAAAATCAAAATACAGCTTTGTTCTTTCTATGGCTTCCGTATCGGAATCGGATTTAACCATCAAAACAGCTTTCTGCATTTTTACTTTTCCTTTAGGGGTCGCTTCTGGATAGTAGGAAACGACTTTGAAAAATTTCTCTCCCTCTCCTACTACAGAAATAATGTCTGTTTCCTTGATAGGAGAAATCCTAAAATCTTCATTTATTTCTTTGCTTCCCCAATCAGTAGTGATCGCTTCTACTTCCGTATAGGTGTAAGCCCTGACAAGAATAGTTCTTTTAACAGGTATTCTTGGCGGTTTAAAACCGTCTGGATTGTCTGTCCAGTAATTTATAGTTGATTCGAAATACATACTGTCATTAGATTAATGATTGTAAAATAATTCCTTTTGTAAAATCGCATTCTTCGCTACCTCTTGGAATGATAACGAAATTCTTAGACGGTGATTCCATCTTAAAATTGTAGGTTATTTCCGGGTCGGGAAGGAAAGATGCTTTTTCTATGTACAGAAACTTTTTGGCTTTCTTTCTCCATGCGGAAAAATCATAGGAGAAAAGCGGTATCCCTTCTGCCGACAACAAAGACATCCAGTTTCCCCACATATCCATTACAAGAAGTCCTGCTGTTGCCTTGAAGCTGTCGCCGGTATTTAAAGTAAAATTCATTACATGGTTGTAACCGTCTTTGATACACTCTGCAAGCTCCCTCCCAAATTCTGAATGATTTTTTAATGTGACTGCAAGAGTGAGATGCCCAGTTTCATATATCTCATCACATCTCATGGCTCTTGCGTCACTGTCTAAAGCAACAAGGACATCTTTTGTGATTCCGTCATTCTTCCCCATCTTCCTTTTTATTAGGGATAAGAAGAACGGATGGTACGCCATTACAGCCTTGGTTCAAAGGTATCTCATTCCATTTGCCTTTTGTAATGGCTTTCACTTTCAAGAATACATCCAAAGGAACACCCAACATTAACGGTTGCGGTTTATAGGAATGATCCTTTCTCCATTTTGCCATTTGAAGCTCGATGTTTGTCTTTACAGCTTCCATAGAAGGTAAATAAGATCCCAGCTCTTCTATTTTGTTTGCATTGAAAAGCGATACCTTTCCATTTTCATGGGGGACAATGATATAAAATTTATTCTTTTTCATCTTCTTCTTAGTTTTTGATGTTGCAAATGTAACAGTATAATGTTACATAATCACTCTTTTATGGTTAAAATACGTAAAATTGTCAGTTTTTCTTTCTTTTGTTTGTTACTTATAAAGGCGATTCTTCTGTATTTATGTGACAATAAACCAGTTCTTCCTTTGCCCTTGTGATGGCAACGAACTTCAAACAATCCTCTGCATACAGAGCTTTAGGTGTCTTTGCAAACTTGGAAGGAATTAATTCAGGATTTAAAAAGAAAACTCGTTTTGCTTCCAACCCTTTGCTTTTGTGTATGGTAGAAAGAATGATGCCGGTTTTATCGTCAGAGAAAATGTTTTTGATCTTTTGTTTCAAAGCTAAAAAAGAACCAGGGAAACGCTTGTATAGAATTTCAATGATAGAAACTTTTTCTTTCAATGCCACATAAGAAGCGTTGTTGGTAATAGCGATTTCAGACAGACCTTTTCCTTTTAATTTAGAGACTTTATCGTCTAATAGGAGGTATAGGTCGTCCAAACAACTTTGATTATCCATCAACCGACAAAGACTTTCCCCGAAGTCCCGTCCCATGATGGATACTTTCTTTCCTCTTTCCAGCAACATAATAAAAGCAACGACTAATGGAAAGTTGTTCCTACAAAGAATGAAATCCCCACTTTCAGCTTCAAAGATGTCACCACTTCTTACAACACCTTCTTTTGCTGTGGCGGCACATTCCGTACCGGGAAACACTTCGTTTGCTCTTTCAACAATTTTCTTTGCACATCTGTAAGTAACAGAAAGTGGGAGGCAAATTGTATTCGGCATTTCTTTTATGGAATTAAACACGTCCAAGTCAGAACCCATGAAGTTATAAATAAGCTGTTTTGAATCTCCTACAGCAACAAATCTTCCTCTTGGTTTGATATATCTTTGTAAAATTTCCTTTTGAAGTGTAAATAAATCCTGACAATTGTGTACAACTATACCGTCATTTGCATTTTTACCTTTATCAATATTTGTGGTAAGCCCACTTGTAATGATAAAATTATGATTGTCTTCCACTTCTATATCAAAGACCTCTCCCATTTTTCCTTCTTTTGCAATGTTGGTTACACAAACATTACCTTCGTTGAGAATAGACATGTCCCATTTATATGATCCGGCAAAATGCTGATAATCTTTTGGTATTTTATATTTCATTGAAGGATGCACATAGGGTGTAATGTTTTCAAAAAATATTTGCCAAGAAGATGCACTAATATATAGATACCAATAGGTTTTCCCGGATGAAGAAGATTTTGATTCACGTATTTTATTTTGAATACCCATGATGGTCATTCTTTTAGAAAGGATTCCAATAAGTTTTTTGGATGTCGCACAGCTATACAGATAAACGCTTGATCCGTTGAAGGAGCCATCATCCATATATAAAATCGCCAATTGTTTAAATGACAATCTTTTTAGGATATTCTCTTTATTCATTTCCTCTGGATAAAAACATATTCCTCTTGTGCTAAATCTATAAGCTATTTTTTTGGAAAATCCATTTTCAGTAAGTATTTCTATATCATCGTATCTTCCTAACAAACAGCTTTTCCAAAAGAGATATTCCAATTGCTTTTCTCCGTGTATAAAAGAACATCTATAAGTATTTAAAGATATCTTTTTTAAACTTCCATCTCCTATGCTACTTATTAATACAAAATCTTTTTGGTCTTGATTTAAACTTCTGTGATATGGCTGATCCGAAGTGCTTGATATCAGAATTTCACCTATACTTAATTCATCTGCCCTTTTCCATCCTTGCGCAGTAAGGAACAAATGATTAAAAGTACACTCTATCTTTCTTTTCCCGGCCACAGTAATTTTCATTACTTCCCTGTGTCCTTTTGAGCTTGCGTTTAGAACTTTTTTTAGTTCAAACTTTCTTTCTTGTTCATTGTAAGATTTAACTAAAATTATTTCACCATTGTTTATTCTACTTGTAATTTCATCTATCCTCATTTTCCCATTACTTGTTGCAACGCAAGTTTTGCCCACAAAACATTCATCTGCCATAACAACTTGATACTTAGGAAAGTTTATTTCATCCACAAAATTATATGGAATCCATAACATATCTGGAAAGTCCATTTTGAAAGATTTGTTGTCTTGTATTTTGGCACAATCCTTTCTCCACCTTTCATTGATTTTATTCAGATCATTTATCATTGAATTTTCGTAATCCAAATCATATTCAATACAAAGCGCAGAGACATTTCTTTCGTTGATTTCACAAAGCGACAGCCTAATCTTTTCCCACAATTCTTGTAAGGCAAAATAATATCGCATTTTCTCTTTGTACTCCTTTTTTCTAAAATCAAACAATTCCATACAAAGAGAAAAGCATTTGTTTTCTTCAAGCTGCATTCGGAATCGAAAATTTTTCATTAATGTACGAAGCCCCATTGAATGAAAAGTATTACACTCTACTGTAGTAGGCAGTTTTGTTTTTAGTTCTTCCGCAATGCTTTTGTTGAAAGCCATAAACAAACAACTTGTACCTTCTTTTGTTCTATTGCATAACTCTTTGAGTGTAAACGTTTTTCCACTGCCCGGTGCTGCCTCTACCACTATGTTTTTATTGGTATTCTCGTAAGCATCGAAAATAGCCAATTGATACTTGCTCCATTCCATAATTCTTTTCGTTTGCTTTGTTGTTGTTAGTCTTCTTTTCTTAGATAGTGTAGGAACTCAAACGGCTCTCTTATGCCATCTAAATACCCTTCGTCCCCTTCGTTATTGTACGCTTCCCTTTCAAAAGAAATGTTTCTGTAAGCCTTTTTTAAGCTCTTGTATTGGATTAATCTTACAACCCATTCTATCCCATACCACAAAAAGAAAGGTAGGACAAGAAGCTCTATTTGCTGTTTTAGATGAATTGATTCATGGTTTATTATTCTTTCTGCCAATGGTTTATATTCTTTCCTTGCAAAAATAAAAGGAAAGATAGCCATTGCTACATATCCCTTGAAAGGGATCAGCTTATTATACACGACGATCTTTTTCATACTTACTGAATTTTTTGTAATCCGCTAAATAGTCGGCAATGAAATTCCCACAAACAATAGGATCATTATAATCTTTCTTATGTCCCGGAATCCATTTGACCTTTATTCTTAGTTTTGCGTGTTTCAAGACTTCCATGAAGATTTTGTCCCACAAGTCCTGATTCTCTACACGCAAGTCTTCTTTCACCCAATCTACGAATCTGTATTTTAATTGATCAGCTACGTATTGGCTGTCTATATAGAAGGTAACGGTTGCCCTTAAATCCTTTTTAATAGCCTTTAAAGCCATTAGAACGGCTTCCGTTTCCCTTCTGCCTATGGTGGTATGAGAAAACCCTTTTCTTATGTGATATTCCTTGTCTTTCCATTTGATGTAAACGGCAGACCCACCCAGCCTTTTAGGATGTTTTGCATAGCAACTGCCGTCTGTCCAAACTTCAAGAACCTTTCCTTTTCTTTGCTTTTTCGCCATAACTTTTTAAAATCATCAGACTTGAATCGTCCTCAAAACCCTTATTCAACATATCGGTTACCGATTTCTTGTTTTTCAACATTTCCCATAAATCCTTGTCTATGGTAGAAGATGAAAGCAAGTATTGGATTGTGACCGGATTTTCCTGTCCGCTCCTTTCCAATCTTCCTATTACCTGTACAAGATCGCTTGGACGAGGTGGCAATTCCAAAATAGCCATGTTTGAGCAAACCTTTTGAAGTCCATCCACCCCTGTACCCAGACATCCCATATTGGCAAACAAAAGTCTTTTGGAAGGATCGAAAGAAAAGTCAGACAATACCTTTTCCCTTTTCTTTCCGGTCGTCTCACCTATGACAAGCAGGCTGTTTTTGAAAAGTTTCTGAATGTCTTTCAAAATAGTGGAATGAGAACCGAATACGAGCAATTTATCATCTTCGTTTGCTTCCAGCCATTCTTCTATCCATTTTTTGATTGCTTTCACCTTTCCTTCCAAAGAAAGCTGTTTTAGAAGATTCATCTTTACCAGAAACTCCGCTCTTGCGGCTTTTTCTACCTTTTCTTCATCTTTGAAATGATTAAAGATAAATTCCAATAAATCTTCTTCCGCAGCCTTGTAAGCCTTCTTATTGGTTATCTCACATTCTACCATGTTTTCGGTTACAGGTGGAAGCTCTTTTAAAGCATCCCGTTTGCTTATGTGGAAATAGCAACATTTAGTGAGAAGATCATTCAACTCCTTGATATTGGAAGCTCCTGTCATATCCATCCCCCAAAAAGTTTCTTTTAAATTACAATACCTTTCAAAGAAATAGCGGTGGTAAGGATCATCCGGCGCAATCTCTTTCAACCTTCCTATAAGTGCAAGTATATTCAACAGTTCTGACGGACGGTTCATGATAAGCGTACCGGTTAACCCTATGATGGCAGAGGATTTTCCCGTCAACTTTTTGAATGTTTTACTCCGTATGGATTTCCTGTTTTTCAGAAAATGGATTTCATCGGCTATGATAAGAGAGAATGTCTTTTTCTTCATCCCGTCCAGCCTTATTTCGATAGAGGTCTTGCCGTTCTTTTCTGTTCTTCTCCCCAGAATGTCGTAATTGATCACAAGAACATCGGCATCAAAATCTTCTGCCGGTGAAGTAGTGGAAATGACAGATACCCGTCTATTGGGATTTGTTTCTTTCCACTCTCTCAACCAACCGGATTTCACAGAAGCCGGACATACCACCATACAAGGGAAAAGATCAAGCATTTCTGCATAGAAAATGGACGAAGCGGTCTTTCCTGTTCCGACCGAAGAACCGTTTACATGGTTTCCGTGATTGATAGCGTAATAAAGATAGTCCATTTGATAGCTTCTCGGCTTTTTTAAGAGAGAAAGTCCTTCTATCAATAGTTCTATATCCTTTCTTGACAAAAGTTCCTCAAAAGGCTTTATTTCAGCTTTACAACCTGTACGAACAATAGAAAGAGGATCAGTTTCTTCTATTCCACAATCCGCTACAAATTCTTTGAGTAGAATTTCTTTAGCAGGATCAGATTTGACATACAATTCCTTGTTAGCTGTATTTCTTTTATAAGAAGAAATGAGTTTAAGTCTAAGTAACGCTTCCTTGTCCAATCCGGCAAAATACCAATAATCCTTTTCCTTGTAGTAGTACGTCATTTCTTTCTATTGTCTATAAATTCAAAATAATACTTGCCATTCTTACACTTAATCTTCTTAATGATACAGAAATTCTTAATATTGACTTTTCCATCTCTTTCCAGTTTGTCAAATATGACTTCAAAGAGTAGGGAGATAATCTTGTCTACAGATCGCATGGAAATAAAACTTCTGGCATTTGTCCTAAACCCGGCTTTATTCAATACTTTCATGAAGTTGAGAGTTACCTCCCTGTAAATCTTATTCATTCGTTTCTATGTCAAATTAAACTACTCAAATTGATCATCTTTCATTAGGATCATAAGTTTCTTCATCCTCGAAGTCATTGATCCAGTCTTCTATATCTCTTTCCATCCTATTCTGATTTCAAATTCTTCTGGCGTCAAAATAGGAATGTTCAAATCCTTAGCTTTTTTTATTTTGGATGAAGAACTTTCTTTGTCTTTTGTTACAAGGATTGTGGTGTTTTTAGATACACTGGAAACAATTTTGTGGCCTTCTTTTACAAGACGTTCTTCCCACTGTTTGTTTCTGAACCCTGTAAAGCATACTGATTCGGGATTGTCGTTTTCCACCGTTTCTTCTTGGATAAAAGAAATAGAAACAGGTGTACCACTGCAAAGATCAAAGAATACCTTTAGTCCGTCATTGAAAGATTTTGCAGTAGTCTCGGCAATACCATCAATAGAAAGCAAGTCTTTCATAGGAACTTCCTCGTTTTCGAACATATAGTCTATCTGGTCTTTGGTGAGGCTGTTGAAAATCATCTGGCAAGTCTTTTCTCCTATTACACCACCGAACACATTGTAAGCAGTCAGAACTCTTGCAAAAGGAACTCCATCGTCTACATAGGAATCAAATTGCTTTCGCAGTTTTTTGGAAAGGCTTTTCCCTATTCCTTCAATCTTTTCAAGCTCCTCTTCTGTTACGTTTATGATGTCCTCGATAGAGAAAAGTCCACCTTTATAGAGTTTTCTTACAGTTGCTTCCTGCATTTCTTCCGTACCCAATGTAGCAAAGAAATAGACAAGTTGCTTTATCGCTTTTTCATCACAATTAGGATTTAAACAAACAAGGTCGGTTAGGGTTGCATCCCATTTCAAAGGTTCTCCACAAGAAGAACAGAACATCATACTGTCACACATCCCCTCAAAGCACTCAATACTGTATTTTAACGTTTCCAAGTGTTTGGGGATAACATCTCCACTTCTTGTGACCACTATATAAGCATTAGGGCAAATATGGTTATCAGTAATGTATTTTGCATTGTAACCGGTACAGCGTGTAACCGTAGCACCATCAAACTCAACCGGTTCAAAAACGATTACAGGCTTACTTTTCCCATCTTTTGAAATACCCCATTCGATAGAAGTAACTTTGGTTGTGTACCTTTCTTGCCAATCCGGGTTTTTGTAAGCAATCGCGTAACGCGGATTTCCGTTAGGAAGCCTACCCAAAGCATTACGAGTGTTCTTGGCGTCCACTTCAATTACAAGACCGTCACATTTGAAGTTTTTGGTAAGTTCAAACAGTTCATTCAAGTAATCAAAAGCGGATTTTTCGTCATCGAAAACAGAAGCGGAGGTTACCCAATACTGTGTAGCATACGGTTCATAGGTATTGTAAAGCTCTGCAAGTTGTAAAGATTTATCCCTATCCAAGTCCATAATACCGTACCGGATATAGGCGGTATTTCCTAAAACCTGCGGATTCATTTCATCTGCATTGAAAGCTCCTGCCACAGAATTTCTTGCACTTTTGTAACCAAGAGGTTTTACGTTTTTCAAAAACATACCGACAGGAATAATGGCTTCACCAAAAGTAAAGCAAGATTTCTTTCCCATAGGGTTGCCATGATTGACATATTCGTAATGCCGGTCACTTCTTTGTCCTTCTACTCCGTCACCTCTTGTCCAGCATTCATTTGTCAATTCGTCCACCAAAAGGGAAATGCCGTCATATTTAGGTGTAATGACAATTTTGTCGTTTGGGTGAAGTTCCCATACATCTTTGACCCATCTTCTGATCTCACTGATTGTTTTTACCTTTTCCAAAGAAAACATAGGATATGGCAACTTTTCCATCCGGTCACCTTTTTTGTTTTCTTCAATGATAGGCTTTGTCAGGATTTCGCTATCAGGATATTCCTTTTTCAATTGATCAATCAAAAGATCATACTCCTTATCGCTCATAATAGGAGCACCTTCTCTGTATTTTTGGTTGGCTTCTATGATTTTGCCTTCCAGTTCTTTTTGCTTCTTTGTCATGTTTTTATTTGTCTAAGGATGAAAGAAATGCTCTGGTATTCTCTACAGAATCACACTTGTTTTCTTCTTTTTGCTTGCCTTTGATTTCTATCAAAATCTTATAGGCTTCCGGGAAGTTGTCTTGTAATTGCTTTTCTGTGTTGATATGGTCGAGAGCACAAGCAACTCTGTTTCTGGTTTCGTTTCCCAGCTTTTTAAACTCACACGCTTTCTTGCTCCATTCCAAAATATCTTTTTCGAAATAGCGTTTAAAATCGCTCAAATATTCATTATAAAACATTTTGGGCATCCCTATTCCATCAAAAGGAATGGTTTCATAGATACAGACACCCTTTATTTTTAGAAGATCGTTTATGGAAATACTTCTGTAAAACAAAAGTGGCTGCATGGACGGATATCTATCTACAATAGATTCTATTTCTGGCGGCAGAATAGCATTCACTCTATCTTGCAATTGTGTTCCAATTTTCGCCAAATAATCACTCAATTTCTTTTCTGCTTTTTGGACAAATTTATTTCTAATCAGTTCTTTGTCCGATACTAATAGTTTAGCCATAATCTCAAATTCTTTTCGTTACTTTTAGTAATATGAATAATGCAATCAAAACCGTAAAAGCACCCATCCCTATACCTCCCATGAAAGAAAGCAATCTATTAGGAGCCGCCTTTACCTCTTCTTTCAAGTTTTCGTTTTCTTCGCTTACTTTAGACAACCTTTCTTTGAGGCTTTTTACAACCAATTCCAGACTATCGCAAGAAGCTACTATAACAATAGTGTCACCTTTCTTTTGAACTGAAAGATTAGCTTGTCCCTTACTTGTTTCCCTCTTTTCCCCATCTTCCATTTTTTGAGGATTGATAACGAGGTTTGCAATTGAATAGGGAATTTTTACAAGCGTATCTGTTAGCTCTCTTTCCCAGAATAGGGAATCTTTTAGTGTAAAGTTATAGTCTGTCTTTTGGGAAGGACGGGATTTGCACCCGCCCAAACCAATAAAACAACAAAATAACAAACAAAAAGCAATTACCGAATTTCTTCTCATATCTTTTCTTTTATGATTGCCGATTTCAAAAATCCTGTTATCCCCATCCGAAAGGATTTCAGTTTTCCATTCCGAACGACATCCAGTTCAATGTTTCTAAAATCCCTTGCCACTCTCACACCTTTGATTGTAGCTTCTCCTATTCCGGGAAGTTCTATTGTTTTGTCTCTTAATCTGTTCAGGATACAGTTATTCTTCGAGTTCATGCGGTTTTAATACGCTTTTGTAAATCACGAAGTTCTCATGTCCGAAACTGATAGAGATAGAATCACATTCTTTTACCCATCCCCTTATTGTTCCTTCCGAATAATTGGAAAGGTTGGCTTTTAGAATAATATTTGTAATATCCCTTCCAATTGCTTCGTTTTGGTAAAAGTCCCTTGTCTTTCCGTTGAAGTTGTCCAAAAGGATAACTCTTTCCATCTTTCCGTCTGCCGACATAATAGCAAGAACAGGCTTCTTTCCTATTCGTTGCATATGACTGATAGCTATATAAGAATTACGTTCCATGGTTGATATTTATTTTATGTTCAACACGTTCTTAATTGTTTTCTCTTGATAGAAGCGTTTTCTATCCTCACTTCCGTCTTTCTTTGAAAAGTCGTTTGCCCTTTTCTTTAACATCTTCGCTTTGTTCTCGGTGGACATCATTTTAAATTCTCCTATGGAAATATCGGGAACTGTTTCGTTCTTTTCTTCTTCATAGGAAACTTGAATGCCACATACCGGACATTTGGGAAGATTTGAAGGGACAAGTTTATTGTACCGAAAGACGAACTTTGCATTTGTCATGGGAGATTTTATCCCAAACCTTTCGCAGTTTTCATTATCACAATAAATTCTTATCATTTTGAATCTGTTTGATTTTGTCCTTCAAAAGAGAAAGTTGCTTTTCCACTTCTTCCAGCCTTGAAGGATCATTTACATTGCTTTTGAGGTAGGAAAGATCATGTTCGATACTTTCCAGTCTGTCTAAGAAAGACAAGACAAAAATATTCAAATACTTACCGTTTGCCATAGTCGAAATTATTTTGTTTGTTACTTATAACGGACGCAAATGTAACAGTATATTATTACATCACCAAGCATTTTTGTACATTTTTGTCTTGAAATTGTCAGATTTCTAAATCAGACCTTTCCGTCTTGCATATTCGGCAATCAGAATACCATCCCTGTCCGGGTGTTTTAGAAGCACTTCCGGGAACAACCTTTTCCCTATATCCAAAGAAGCCTTTTTAAGCTCCGGTGCGCCTGTAATTCCCTTTGGCAGTAGCTCTCTTTGCCATTCCTTGGAATCCACAAAAATATACGGTACTTGGTAAAGCTCCAATACAGTCAGCTCTGCTTCCAACGCACGCATGGCAGAACAAGTTGCCTCAAAGCGTGCAGGATTCTTCATGGGACGTTCAACAATCGCAACGCATGGTGCGTGTTCCTGTAAATCTGCAATAATTTCTGCCAATACTTTTACATCCACACGAGAGATGTTTTTCTTTGCTTTTGTGTAATCCTGACCGGAAATAACAGGTGTTTTTACCATGTTGTAGTAGGTAAGATCTTCCCCTACTATTCCAATCGAGCCGGTCACACCATTATCTATTCCAATATAAAATTTCAATTCTGTTTCCTTACTCATTGTTCAATACGGCTTACGCCGTTCTCCTTTACTATTTTAAGCGTTTTGCATGAAGCGTTTTCATTCGAAATATGGGTGGTAACCAAAATAGGATATTGGATAAACTCCAACGCTTCGATCACATCATACAGGCTTTCTTTCGACAGCCCTTCCGTGATTTCATCAATGGATAGGAATTGCAGTCCTCCCCATTTGTTTGTTTCGTTTATCATATTCTGGATAGCAATGATAAGGGCTATTTCCACCCTTGCGCGTTCTCCACCGCTGTAGTACCAAAAGTTTTCCGCTTCGTCCCGGACGACATACGGTGTTATTTCTTCTTTGATGTCCCCGTCCGCTTTTGTCTTAAATCCTTCTATTAAGATACGAAGGTCGCTGTTTTCCGCTTTCAGAATGTTATTAGCTCTCGATTGGATATTTTTCAACTGTTCCAATGCAAGGTACATCTTGAAAGACTTAAATCTGCCGATCCATTCTTTTTTCTTGAATAGAAGTGCGTCCAAATCGGAAAGCTCCTTGTCATATCCAGCAATCGAAAGCATAGTGTCCTCTATTTGTTTTTCTTGTGAAGACACATCCACTTTCGTAGCTTTTTCTTTCTTGATTTCCTTTATCTGCTTTTCATTGTCTTTGATATCGGACATATTGGATTCAATCTTTTCAGACAAGGTTTTCTTTTTCCTTTCCAAAGAAGAAATAGTGCTTTTGATACTTTCAATATCATCATTGATCTTGTAAATAGATGTATTGATTTCCTGTGCCGACTGACGAATCTTGTCTATTTCATCCTCTTGCTCGTTTTTTATTTGGATGAAAGAAGAAATAAGGTCTTCGTATTCTTTCAAAGATTCGTCCAAAGTCTCCATCTCGGAAACAACTTCTTTCTCCTGTTTTCCGATTTTCACTTTCTTCTTTTCCTCCTGCTCCAGCGTAGTGTCTTTCAATGTAAGGAATTTGTGCTTACATTTTGGACAAGTAATTGCACCGGATAAGTTTACAAGGACTTTTCTAAGGGACACTTTCAAATCGTCATGGATTTTTGAAAGCTCTTCTTTCATTTCCAAGACTTCATTCTGATTTGCTTTTGCTTCTCCCAATTCCTTTTTAACGGATTCGATTGTCTCTTGTATCTCTTTGGTAGAAGGCAGGCAGTCTTTCTTCTTTTCTTCCTCTTTCAAAAGGTCCTCCAGCTCTTCCAAAGCGGAATTATTTTCTTTTATACTTTTGTCTGCACGACTAATTTCATACCGGAAAGAATCAATTTCTTCTTTCAGAGACTTTATCATACCTTCTCTTTTTTCGATACGAAATAGTTTGTCGGCTTCAAAGTCAAAATTGGCAGCATCTTCTATTACCTGTTTTAGTGCTTCTATGCTACCTTCTGCACGATCCTTTTTGCTTTGAATAGCAAGTTTTTGAGAAGATAAAGTGTCCAGTTCTTTTTGAATGATGTCTTTTGCTCCATCCAAAAAGTCGTAATTGATAAACCGGCTGATAAGAGCCAATTTATCTGTATTGGAGCTTTTAAAGAACGATTTGTAGTATTCCTTGCAGATAAGGAAATAGCTTTTTAAATCTTCCGGTGAAATGGCAATCCAAGAAAGGATATAGTTGTTCCCGTCTTTTATGGTAGCAAGTTCTACCGGTTTACCGTTCAAAGACACATTTAGTTTACTGCTTCCTTTTAAGGGCAAAATACGCTCGATAGAGAGAGTTTCTTTTCTTATTGGACACTCTATATCTAAAGAAACTCTTGCTTCCTTCTCACCCCTTCTAATGAGCTTTTTATCCACACTGCTTCGGTAATTGTTCCCGGTAATGGCAAAATAGACAGCTTGCTGCATGGATGAATTATGGGTAGGAATGTAGTTGTTTGTGACAAACATGCCGTCTTCACCGGAAACAGTTATGCACTGTTGTTCTTCCGCGCCCAAACAAGTAAAAACGATCATCTTCCGGGAAGATTTACCCAAACATTCCGGCACTTCAAAAAAGACTTCTTCGTCTTTCGATCTTTTCATGATTTCTTCAAGTGAGATCACATACCAGTCTTCGCCTTTATGCAAACGTACTTTCCACAAATGACTTCTGTTGCATTTGACTTCCGTCCCGTCAGAAAACGTAATCTTATAAGCGATGTCAATATCATGAAAAGGAATAGCCCTTACCACTTGGTACCCACCGGAAGGGTGAAGAATAACATCTCCTACCTTTATTTCTCTCATTTTTACAAACCCATTAGGAGTAAGGATGTCTGCATCCATTGTTAAGGCTTTCCCGCTACCATTACTTCCTTGATTGTCGTCTGTCTTGTTTAACCCCACAAGTGCAGTTACTCCGTCTTGAAATTCGTATTTAAAGTGTTCGAATGACACGAAATTTGTTGCTTCAATTCTAATCGGCTTCATTCTCGTCCTCCTTGTTTTCAAATGTTGTTTCTTTCTTTCTGAATGCGCTAAGAACATCCTTCTTGACTTTTTCAAACAGTTTTATGTCTTCCAAAAGACGTTTTCTTGCTTTCGGGAACCCGAATCCTATTTTTTCTTCCCCATAGTAGATGTAGGTTCCCTTTTTGGAAAGTACACCCAAATCAAGTCCCATATTTACAATTTCCATCACCTTGTCAATCCCTACCCCGAACCGGATAATGATTTGACATGCTTTAAAAGGCGGTGCAACCTTGTTTTTCTTACAGGTTATCTTCACCTTGTTGGAAACTTGTGTTTCTCCTTCTTTTTCAGAACCCACACGAGCAAGCTCGATCCTCTGACTTGCATAAAAAGGAATGGCAAAACCTCCCGGCGTTGTGGTGGCAGCACCGTATCCGCCTATGTTAGACCGGATTTGATTGATGCAAAAAAGGATACATCCGGTCTGCTTACAGATATTTTTCAAAATATTTACCTGGGAACTTAAAAGACGTGCCGTAAGCCCTATATGCGCGTCCCCTGCTTCTCCGTTCAAAAGAGCGGTAGGAACAAGACCGGCAATGGAATCGATCACGACAAGTCCGATAGATTCCTCGTTGCACATTTCCTTTGCTATTTCAAGTACTTCTTCTGCGGTAGAAGGCTGGGAAAGGATAAACTTGTCGGGGGACAAATCAATTCCTATCGCCTGCATGTATTTTGGATCAACAGCGTTTTCCGTGTCAAGATATCCTACCGCTTTTCCTGTTTTCTGCACTTCCGTTGCCAAATGGAAAGCAATACTTGTCTTACCGGAAGAAAAGCCTCCGTAGGCTTCCACAACACGACCTTTTGCCCATCCTCCACCAAGTATTTCGTCCAGTAGGTAAGAACCGGAATGAACAAATTCAATGTCCTGCCTTTTCCCTGCCACAGCATCCTTGCCAAAACGATCTTCTATTCTTGAAATAAGATCACCTAAACGATTGGGTTTCTTTTCTTCTACAGGTTGTTCGTCTGTCACAACAAGAGCTTCTTCTATCTTTTTAGTTTCCTTTTTCTTCGCCATAAAGCAGTTTGTTTAAAATTTCCTTTCCTTCTTTTTCATCATATCCGTTTTCTTTGCAGAAAGACGAAAATCTGTCTTCTATATCCTTTTTCTCCAAAGTCTTTACCTCTACGGTAGGAGCAAGGACTTCCTTTATTTCTATTTCCTTGAATTTCTTTTTGATGTCCACACCTTCTTTTGTAAAAGCATCTTTATCAAAAGCATCAAGTGAAGATTGTTCTCCCCAAACCTTTACCCTTACACGAGCGGTAGGGTTTTCTTTCTTGAACTTGTTAATAAGTGTCACCGCTTGCTTGTGTGGTGTTTCTTCTAAGTCAATTTCCAGTTTTTTGAATACTGTTCCTTTTGTGGAAGGGATAAGATCGACTTCCAAATCAAAATCCAGAAGCCAAAAACCCTTCTTTTCATCTTCCCCAAAATTGTTCTGTTGAACACTTCCCAAATGGTAAATGTTACTACCTACACGTTGGTAATTATGATAGTGTCCCAAATACACTTTTTTGAACATCTCAAACATGGAAGGTTTCAGCTCACTTTTTACTTCTGTACCGTCCATGTTTTTACTACCGGTTACAGCAAAATGCCCAAATAGGATATTCTTCTTTCTCTTGTCCCCGATTTCTGCCAATTCGTCAAGTAAAATGTCATCAGTGAAAAATGGCAGGAAAAAGCAATAAACCCCTTCTATCTGCATACCGTCCAATTCTTCCACCAAAGTAAAAGAAGGATGATGCTTGAAAGCTGTAAGAAATGACTTTTGACTTGAATAGGATGTTTTGTCATGATTACCGGGAATACAAATTATTTGATGTCCGTTTTCGTCATACGCTTCCAATATTTCGTGAAGCGTAGAAAGGCACACCTCCCTTTGGGATACCCTGTTGTCAAAAACATCACCCAGCCAGATATGAGTTTTAATACCCTTTTTGTCGGCTATTTCCATTTCTTCCAGCAAAATATCTTTTATGGTAGAAGCATTTCCCTCTGACAGATGATGGTCGGTTGAGATTATAGCTAAATATTTTTTGCTCATGTTTGTTTTGTTAGAAAGGAAGGGGACTGTATTTCAAGTCCCCAAACCAAATTAGAAAAATATGAAAACTAAAAAAGAAGAAATTATTTCTTTTTCATTCTGGCTTTCAGCTCTTGCAATCTTGCTTTAGCCTTTAGAAGTTCTTCGTCTTTGTCCGTAGCATCTTCGTCAATAGGAGATTCTTCTTTGGGTTCTTCCTCATTTTCCGGTTCATCGTCCGATTCCGGTTCAGATGCCGTTTCTGTGGAAGTTTCATCTTCTTCCGGGAAAGGAAGTGCCTCTCCAGCTTGTGCCAAATCATACCAAGAACGAACCTCTGCTATTGTCAGATCGTCCGGCAATTCAGCTTCCGGGTACTCTTCTCCAATATAGTCTTCCAAGAACTTTTTCATCTTTGAAAGGGGAGGGTAGGAAGCGACTTTTGCTGCTTTTTCTTTTGCCGGTGCACTTGCCGGATTCTTTCTCGGAGCAGATTTTTCTTCTTCCTCATCTTCGTTTTCCGGTTCTTCCGCTTTCTTTGACTTAGAAGTGGATTTTGTCTTTTTGGGAGCTTCATCTTCCCCCTCATCGTCTTTGCTACCCTCTTCCGGGATCAATGCAGCCATCTCCTCTATTTCAGTAAGGAAGCCATCATCAGCAAAAATATCGTATCCGTTTTCTTCGTCAAAACGCTTCAACCCGTCAAGAGCCATATTGAAATCTTTCTGTGAATAAACATCCTTGTAGATTTCTTCCAGCGTAGGAACTTCATTCAAGAAATACTCCATATCTTCATCAGGAATAACAGTTTCTTCAAAGAACTCATCCCAAGTTTGTCCTTTTTTCGGAATACCGGCAGACAAAGAGTAGGTTTTCTTTCCTTTATCATCTTCCCCCATTGTGATCACAAGCGGGTATGCTCCTTCCAATTGAGAGAAAATATCGAAAGAAACCGTTTCATCGTCCGACATTTCAACCGAAATTTCCTTTATGCGGTTCATCCATGTTCCGTACAATTGCAAACGGGCAAAGTCTTTTGTTCCTTGGTACACATAGCAAACATACGCCAAAGACGGGTTGATACCCCATACGAACTTGTTTCCTTTTTTGTACCCCATAATAGGGTTAAGGAATTTTCTGCGTTCTGTATCGTCCTGGTATTCTTCGGAAGCCTTTTTTCTCACATAGTCGCAATACAGGACAATAGGGTCTTTCCCTTTCAAAAGATTCTTTCCGTGAATGTCGGCGCAGAAAACATTCTTGTCTTTTACCTCTTTGCCGGTCACCTTACCGTTCGCATCATAAGTAGGAACTTCTACACGCAATTTGGACATCTTACAAGCTACATAAGCCTTGCCCATTGCCGGAACAACACGAAATACGTTCTTTCCTTTCTGAACAGTAGCAAAGCCTGTATAGCTCTTACTACCTTTGTACATTGTCTTTTCAGCCTGTTTTACTTCTGCTTCTACATCTTCAATTGATTGCTTCTTGAATTTCGATTTGTCAAATTTCATAATTCTTTTAATTTAATTGATTGATAAATAAATCGTTATTTCTCTTTTACCTGTTTTAAAAACGCTTCAATAATCTGCTTTTGTTCTTTTTCAAACATACCCACAAACTCTTTAAAAGAAACGGGTTTATTTACCTTGTCTTCTACCTCAAAATAGGGTAATCTTTCGGCAATTCCTTTTAGGTCTATACCGTAGGCTTCTGCCGTTTCGTATTGCTTACCCGTTTCCTTTGCCGTTCTGATTCTGTACAAATCCCATAGAAACGGTGCATTCGTACATTGAACAATTTTAAATTCTTCCGTTAGTTTGATTTCCATATTATTTCTCTTTTATGATTAAAAATGTGTTGATTTCACCTTCTACCAGATTGTCCAGAAATTCTTCTGGTGTTACCTTCGGGACAAGTCCCGTCAACTTTTTGTCCTTTGACTGCAACGCCCAATAGAGACTGTCTATTTCTGCCAAATGCTTTTTCTTTTTGACCAAATCCTTTTGCATGGCATGTAGCTCTGGGTTGATCGTCAAAATATCGTCCAAAGAACTTTCTGTGAGCTTCACAAGTCCTATGTCTTCCACTTTAACCTTTCCACCGTTTACAATAGATTCACGTCTTATCTGTGTAGCAAGTTGTGCTTTATAGACATTAAATTCCACTTTTGCAGATTCATACTCTGATTCTGCTTGTGCTCTAAGAAGCCCTACTTTGTTCAACAGGACGGAACAAGTGGCGATTTCCCCATACAAATTTGCATGGTCTATGGAAGTCACCGCATCCATGTCCAATTCGTTTTTCAAATCATTGGAGAGCAAGACTATCGCTTTATCTCCTATATTTCTTACCAGTTTCATACCCCAAGTTTTATGAATTTACTGTTACTGTTTACTTGCAATACATATTCTTCTTTAAACTTGTCAAAGTTAGCTTTTCCGCTTAGTAGGAGAATGCTTTTCTTTGAGGATAGGAAGAAATCTGCGTTCCCCTCGTAATCGTCAGGGAAAATAACCACACGAAGGAATTTGTAATTGCTTTCAAGCAAGAGGTTGGCAAACCGCCCTTTCCTTCCTTCTCTTTCTTCCACTTCCAAAACATAACCACCTACCATAACCATTTCATAGGTCGATCCGTCATAGTTTTGCAAATCTTCCACATTGTAAAAAACCCCGTTTCTAACTTTTGGTTTTAGGTATTCCCTTACCAATCCTTCGTAGTCAAAGAAAGCAAAACCGGACTTGTTCTTTTGTTGTAAAAGCCACCACCAATCCTTTGCAATCTTTTTCTTTTCAAAAGCAAGAAAATATTCATCCTTCTCTTTGTCGATTTTGATCTTATTCTTTTCCCGATACTTTCCAAGCATGAACTCCCTTGCAGAAAAGATATTGGAAAATTCCCTTGTTTCATCCATCGTATCGAACGCACCGGAATAGATAAGATTTTCAATAACGGATTTGTTCACTGCCGATCCTTTGAATGTATGACGATCAATAAATTCAGCCAAAGAAAAATACTCCCCGTTTTTGGAGCGTTCTTCCATAATCTGATTCTGTGCCTTTTCTCCTACTTGCTTTGTTGCATTGATCGCCCAATAGATACTATTATCTTTTTTGTCCGCCACAATGTTTATATCAGACTTATTGATATTTACAGGTTTGATTTCGATCCCTTCTGTCTGCTGCATTTCATTGACGTATTGAGGAAAGTCATCTTCACTTGCACGGGACAGAGCAACCGACCAAAATTCCAAAGGATAATGCACTTTCAGCCATAAAGAATTGTAAGCATTAATGGCGTATGCAGCAGCATGACTGTTACAGGTTACAATTCCATTTGCAACAAAATTGTGATTTTCATCTTCCATTTCAATGTCATACACATCTTCATTGCCTACAAATCTTACAGAAATAACATTTGCCATTTGCGCATTGGAGCTATCATTAGCAACAAACAAAGTTTTTCCCATAAGAAACTCTGCATATACCTTCCCTTCTGTTGTAGGGAATTTATGGTTTCCTGTTGTTCTTATCTTCTTCCCATCAACAAGAGAAATTTCATATACAGGTCTGTTGCCGGAATACCTAACGTCTTTTATTTTGGAAAAATACAACGAACCATTTTGTTTCATACTTTTTGCCATAAAAGAATTACATTCTTGATTATTGAAAGCATGAAACAATCTTTCAACCGTTATTTCTCCAAATCCAACAACATATACTAAAGTACTGAAACTCAAACACTTATTGAACGAATACTTAGCAAATTCCTCCATCTGTTCCCAAAGAGTTTCTGCATACTTTGGAGTTACACCTTTGCTTCCAAATTTACCAACATAACCTTCTATGAATTTAGCTTTCAATGGAAGTAAAACATCTAACTTTTTTTTACCCAACGCTTTACGAACAGTATCACATGTAACTAAATCAAAGCCAGCAAGTTGATTACAAATATTCATTACTTGTTCCTGTTGAGTCAAAATAGAATAAGTGTCTTTCAAAATTTCTTCCGCTCCAATAGGGTATTCCGGCTCTTTTTCTCCGTTTTTCAAAGCGATGTAGTCCATGTGAAAACCATTTTCCATTGGCCCGGGACGGAACAAGGAAAGTGCTGCTACTACATCATCCATATTTTTGGGCTTCAATTTTTGTGTATAGGCGCACAGTCCCTTTGCTGAAAACTGGAATATATCGCTAAGCCAACCGTTTGCAAAATATCTGTAAACCTCCGGGTCATCATATTCTATATCAGAATAGAGATTGATCTTCCTACCCGTATTCTTTTCAATCAGGTTCAGAATATCAGTGAATTTATCCAATTGCTCAATGCCAAGAATATCCTCTTTTAAAAAGCCAGCTTCGTCCATCTCTCCGCCTTCCCATTCGCTGACAACCAAATCGCCCGATTTTCTAACCGGACACCACTCATACATTGTCTTTTCTTTTGGAAAGATCATCATAGCACAAGCATGAATAGAAGCTGCCTTTTGTTGTCCAAGAAGAAGGAAAACAACATTCATCATCTCTGGATATTTATTCAGAAATTGATTTATTTCTGGCCTCTTGCAAGCAAGTTTCAAAAAATCTTCTTCTGTCTTTACATCTTCTATCATTTTGGTAAGCCTCCTAAGAGTAGGGATTGAAGCTCCATAAATCTTTCCTACATCATTTATAGCCTGTTTTATCTGTAAAGTAGTGTACGTGCCTACAGAACAAACTTGCGAAGCTCCAAAACGATTTTCCATGTATTGTTTTACTGCCGGTCGGTATTCTCCCGGCACATCTGTATCAATATCTGGAAGGCTGGATAAAACCCTACCTTTATTCAAAAACCTTTCAAAAATCAAACCAAAGTGCAATGGGTTTGTATTTACCAATCCAAACAGATAAGAAATCAAAGAGCCACTGGAACTTCCACGACCACCACCTAACAAGATATTATTCTTTTTGCACCAATTGACAATATCGCGCAAAATCAAAAAGTAATCAACAACCTGTCCATATTTGATTACATCTGATTCTCTTTCGATTCTTTCTACAAGCACATCCTCCGAGTAATCTTCCAAAAGTTCCGGTTTGTTTTCCAATCCTTCATAAATCAAAGAATCAAACATATCTTCATTGGAAGCGTACTTTTTCTTTTCTTCTTTCGTCATTTCATAACGGGGAAGATGTCGACTGTCAGTAGGAATTTCAAAGTTACAGCTTTCTGCAATCATATCAGCATTGCTTCTTGCTATCATATAAAATTCCTCTCCCTTTTCACTATCCCCAAATAAAGAAAGAAGTTCTTCCATATAAGTCGCTTCATCTTTGAAATATTGATTACCGGATTTGTAGTTTACTTTCCCGTCAATCTTATTTACGACTTCCCGAAGTATAGCGTATTCCGGCTCAATGTAGTAAGCATCAAAAATGGCTACGGGCTTCATTTTGGACTTATAGAACTTTTCAAAGTTCATCAAGTAGGAAGTGTCCCTATCATTTTTTGTGTATTCCACAGTATCAACCTGCCAAAACACATTAGGTTTGCTTCTTAAAAGAATAGGGACATCTTCAAACTGTATCGTTTTCGGGTCAAATACGATATACACATCTGAAACGTGTTCCGACATGTCTTTGGGGGAAACAAACTTTCCACTATCGTCACAATTCAAAACCTTGTTTAATGCAAGTAAATGCTGCCAGCCTTTTTCATTCTTTGTGTAGATTTTGTAAGTATAGACGATATCCTTCTTTTCATCCTTTACCGGGACTTCCAGACCAAACACAGGGATGATTCCTTCTGCCTTGCAAACGTTTTGAAATTTGAGTGCACCTGCCAAAGTTGCTTTTTCAACAATCCCCAATCTTTCTATTCCTAAGAATTTGGCTTTCTTTGCCCAATCCGGGTATAACCCGGTACCATTCAAAAGTTCAAACGATCCATGTACTCCCAAGAAATTAGTAGAAAGACCTGCCATTTCACTTTGTCCTCTCCATTTTACCCGGTTAAGTTTAGGCTCGTTTTCCTTCCCTTTGTCCAATGTGTACCATACACCACCAAGACGAAAGATGTAACCATCTTCTTCGGTGCGTTCACAATCCCAACGAAAATCCTCTGAAAAGAAATATCCATCTTCGTTAGGTTCAAAAACTTCGTATGATTTCCCCTCAAAGGAAACAGTGTAATTTTCCTTATCGAGAGAGTGTTGTATAGTATTGGAAGAAAGATATTCTTCCAACTCATTTAAAAGTCGATCCATCGTATTTTCTTCTTTTCGTTTTCACAGACAAACATACAACTTTTGTATGCAATTATTGTATGTTTTTACAATCCTTAACCCTACATTTAACCTAAGTTTATTCGTGTATTCAAAACACTTTTGATAAACTTCAATCGGTTAAAAGGGGTATCGTTTGGTATCACTTCATAAGGCAATTTTCTTTCTATCAAAAACTTCCTTATTTCTGCATCCCAACATTTTCTTCTCTCTACATCCGCCATTCTTTCCCCATCATTTTCTACATCCCAATAAATAGGGAAATAAAAGATAATAGGAAGAAAATATTCACTGACGTTTATAAAATCCAATTGTCTTTTCAATTCTGCGTCTCTTTGAATAGAAGCAGGAATTGTTTTCGTAAACGTATGCACATCTATTATGCTTCTATCGGAAACATAGCAATCTATGTTTAATAGTTCCGCATACTTATCAAAAATCAGTTTTTGATTTTGAACAGAAGTAAAGGAAGGGAAGATAGAACCTTCCTTTACTAACTGTCTTGTTATGCTATCTATTTTGTCGAACCGGTCAAACGATCTGTCTTTCTTTAAAAGCTCAAACACAGAAGTTTTTCCGACACACGAAGCTCCCAAAAAAGTTATAGCCCTAACCATTACCGATTATCTCCGTCACCGTGAATTTTGTTCTCTGCCTTTCTCTTTGCCAGCTTTTCCACATTCTGCTTTGCAATGGAAATCAAAGACTGGTTCGATTCCTTTCCTTCAATGTAGACAACAAGATTCTGCAATCCCACAAGAATCTGTTCCAATGCGGTATGACAAAGTTCTTTTCTCTTTTCGGGGAAAGGTTTGCTGTAATCATCGTCCCGGAAGTATTTCTTCACTTGACCGTTAATGATACCTACCTGTTGGAGCAAATAGGAGGGACTTAATCTGTACACATCCGTATCGTCCAATCTGCGCAATTCTTCGGGAAACTCCAATGCAGCTAAATCCAATTCCTGTCTTGTCATTGCAACATACCAAAGGACGTCTCCTACTTCTTTCATGATTTCCTTTGCTTCGGCAGCATTGTCCACCTTTTCAAAAACTTCTGCCAATTCATTGGTAAGTCCCATTACTACATACGGGATAGCTACCTCTTTTGCATAACACGCTGTTGAAGCCGCGTGCGCTTCATACTCTTTAAAAGTCATAATACGAAATTTAAATTAATTGATTTACAACAACTTACCATCAAAACACATGATAAGTCTTTTTATTTTGATGTTCGAATATTCCACATCTTTTTTCTTTCCGTTCACTTTGATAGTGACCGTTTGATTCTTTATATCGTTCTTCAAAATCCGATACTCCTTGTCGTCATAAATAACAATCTGATCCTTTCCAAGCAAATAGATCATATCCCAAAACCACTGCGAGTTTCTTTTCTGTTCATTGGTGGAATACTGGAAATTGGGAATACCGGTAGGATTCAAGAACTCTTTCTCATAAAAAGAAAAATATTCTTCCACCGAAAAGAAAATAGACCGTTTAAAATGTCTTTTTGCCAACAACTCGATCCGTTCCTTTTTAAACTCTGCGATATCATTTGCCATCTTGACAAATTCGGGCTTATCAAAAATAAGGCTTCTTACCTTGTGGGTAAAGTATTCCAATTGGAGCACTTTCAAATATTCGTCTATCGATAATTCTCTGCTTCTGTCCATTTGATTTTATGATTTGTGATTTTCAACAAAAGTAGGAATAACCTACCACATTTTCTTGATTTTAGAGACGTAAAAATTGATAGGGTCATACAAGTTATCCAAAACTTCTTCCAAATAATCCATATCCATATCTCCCGGGTCAATGCCCAGTTTGTAAAGATAAGCTATCTTGGTGTTGAATGACTTTGCAAGCATCAACCCTGCACTTTTGGATTCTTCAACAGTCGCATCGTCATACATCAGAATCACATTCTTTACCCCTTTTCTTTCCAAATAGGATATTTGTTCTTTGCTTATGCTGTTCCCAAAAGTGAACACACACTTCAAATCCCTGCAATCCCAAAGTTTTAAAAGATTGTCTATACCTACTTTGTCAAATAACCCTTCCACTATTATCACGTCCTTTGTAATAGAAGAAAGCTCGTTGTAACCGCCTAATATTTTTGTAAAGTTCGTGCCTATACTGTTTTCGTATCGTAAATGCGGCTTAGTACCTGTTTCCTTTGCCCTTTCCAAATCTCTTTTATGCCACTCTTTGGAATACCTGCTTCTGCCAAGCCACCCTACCAGCTTATCGTCCATCTTCATTTTGAAGATGATGTAATTTTTCAAATCCTTTTCTAAAATAGATTTGGTTTCAGAGGGTTCAAAAAGTGCATAGTGATATGCTCTAAACCCTCTTTCGTCTAAATAAGGATCGGATTTCAGTCTTTCAAGACGAAGGGGAAGTTTTACCTCCGGCAGTTCTTCGTTTTCACCATTTTCTTCTTCTTCATCTTTCAAAGGTGTAAGTTTTACACTTAATGAATTTTGGTATTCCATTCGGATAAGGTCTTTTCTCCCCACCTTGTCCAGAAAATCCTTCAACGGTTTTTTGCTACCGCATTTCCAACAGTGAAACACACCGCCGTGAGGATTCAAAAGAACACCCCATTTCTTCGATTTTCCGCAGTAGGGACAATCCATGTTCTTGTTGGAGAGCCACCCTTGCGAACCGAACATGCGAAGTCCGAACGCCGCCTTTACTTCTTCTTCATCTATCCTAATCATGATCCTAAATACTTTCCATTTTGTCTGCTTCCGTCTTTTTCTTACGTGCCTGTTTCTTTATCTCTTTCCTTTCAGAAATTTGATTGTACATCTCCATCGTTCGCCCCCTGTGATAGAAACGTCTTTTGTCGTAATTGGTAGCAATCGTAATCACTTCTTGACTTTCCTTGTAATCACGGAGCTTGTCGACATAAATACGAGCCGTTGCGTTTGCCTTTTCCTCTATTGTCATATTCAAAGTAAATACAAAAGAAAAAGGTTTTACAAGCGTTTTGTCACCTTCTGTATAAGAACGGTCAATCACCTTATCCGGGTTGTTCCATACTTCAAACGGGACATCACTTGTCTGTGTGGCCGTAATGATAGGAGCACCTATTTCATCCGCCAAGTTCTTCAAAAGCTGGGCACAAGTCTGTAGTTTTTCTTTCTTGTGATCAGGATCAGAATCTATCTTTTTGGATATACCGGTCTTTACCAAATCCAGAGAATCGAGTATTACCAATCCGGGGAACTTGCCATGTGTATTAAAATAGTCATAACAAAGCTGCCGGACATCCCCCATAGAAGCCTGTCCGAACTTTTTGAATCCATACACTTCAATGTCAGAACTAAGCTCTTTTACTTCTTTAATAGCCTGTTCTATCTTCTTTCTGTCCTTTGGACTGATATTGCCAGATTTGATATCGGAATAGGATTGAGCAGACCATAACTGGTCATATATTTGCATACAGGCTTTAACCCCACCTTCCAACTGGATATGAAGAACCGGCACACCTCTAATGGCAGCAGAATACCCATGCCATTTCAATACAGTCGTTTTTCCTGTGCCGCTGCGAGCAATCCAAAGCGTTGTGTCCCCTATTTCCATGCCACCGAAAGATATATCGTCCAACCTGTCGATTCCAAAAGGAATTTTTACTGGCTTTTCCGTTATTGTAGCAGCATCCATGCGTCTTTCAAGCATACGTTGCTGGAAACCCCCGAAAACAGACTGAAAACCGCCTGATTTGGAACGAAATGACATTTCCAATATCCTTTGGGATTCTTCGGCGTTGACACGTATTGCTTCTTCCTTCTTTCCTTCTTCATACAAGTCATGCACTTTCCTTGAAAGAAGTTCAAATTCCGTTTCCTTGACAAAAGACTGCAATTGGTCTATTGCAATTTCCCTGTCTATCAAAGCCGCCTTCTTTATTTCCTTTGCAGCGAGCTGCACGACATCCTCGTCACATAATTTCTGACAAATAGCACCGATAGAAGGTAGCTTGTTCTTTTCTGTATATTGTATGATCGCTTCCCTAAGAATGAATTTATAACCTACCCATTCTTTAGGAATCAATTCATATTTCAAATATTCCGAAGCTATACGCATTATGACTTCATCGGAAAACATCAATTTAAAGATTTCCGCCATGAAGCCGGGATTCAGTTTGCCCATGATCTATATATTTGTTTATATCATGTTTATACTAAAATTATTACCTGATCCGTTTTCTTCACGTAAAGTATTGATACTGAGCCAGCTACTCATCACAATGTCATCGTGTCCCGAACTCGCTTCCAATTTCCCTTTATCGCTTCTGAAAGTAACGGACGCAAACTCACTGAACATCAACTCTACCTTTTGTCTTGTGTCCCCTTCCTTGTATGGAACTTTAATCTGTCCTCTTTCAAACATAGCAGATAAGGACGGCAGACCAGAATAGAGGTCTTTCTTGTTTCCTTCTGTTGTTGTAAACTGCTCGATATTGGAAAGACCCCTTTCTCTTGCAAGTGCAGACAAGATCCCTTGGAAACCGTTTGCCTCGCATACTATCTTGTCCGGCTTGTACAGACGGTTGAAAAGAACGATCTTGTCCACCTGCTCATTATGGGACATTCCTTTTGCACGGAAATAGTTTATCAGATAGAAGTTGTTCGAATAGTCAATACCCCAAACAGAATAGACAGTATAGTCAGCACCAATATTACCGGATACAGCAAAGTCACATCCTACCACTACCCTTTGAAGTTCAAACGGGAAAAATTCTATACTATCAGCAAAAGAAACCTTGTCCATCCCTACAGTCGATCTTCTTAGATACTCATAAGGAAATATCGTTGAATTGTCTGAAATAGGGATAACCAAATACTCACGAGCAAATACAATAGAACCAAGCTCTGTCCTTTTTGCTTTTATATCCTCAAAGGTGTATCTATCCGGTGCAAGTGGTCTACCGTCCGGGAAAACAATAGGGTATTCAAACGAATAGAAACGTTTATCACCTTTTATCACATTGTACAGTTCATTCGGAGCAGTTGAATAAGGTGTACCGGATACAATCAAATACCCGTATGGTTCTACAATAGGTGTAATTGTACCCCTAAAGACTTCCTTCAGCTTTTCCCTTTGTTCATCACTATACAAAGAACTTTCGTCCGGCATATCGTCTATGATTGCTGCACCAACGTGCAGACCACGAATAAACCCGTCCTTACCACGGACATGAAGTATAGCACCGTTCTCACCTTCTATTGCTGTTTCACCTAATTTCGCCTTTCCATTCGGATCAAGTTTTTCTTTTAAAATATCGTTAGTAGTGATTTCTTCTATGATCTTGTTCACATGCACCTTTGCAAGTGTCATAGTGTTTGTGATCATAGCCGTCTCTTTCCGGTTCTTATTGTCAACCGTATCGCCTCCATAGAGCATAGGTCTCGTGTAGGAATACAATCGCCACAAAGGAAAGGAATAACACCACATATAGCTGTTATGACAAACCGTACCATCTTCTAATAGGAACTTATGGTCACCATCACAGGTAAAACCGTAATAGTCATCTTCACCAACCAAAGACACATAAATTTCCGTCTCTCTTAGTCCGTTCTTAGTTGACCGATAACCTTTATAAGAGAAACCTTTTCTAAGGTTCATTTCCGCCACTTCAACAGGGACAACACTCCTATCGGATAAGCAAAGAAGATGTCCTTCGCTTACAGTATAGTTCATACCTCCTGTTTGCCTTACTTCATACATAGGACATCTCCCTCTATGAAGTTCTAAGACTTTTCGAGGTTTGAAGTCCTGTCCCATCACCTTATCCCCAACTTTAATATTTTGGATTTTTTTTATTGATCTATCAGCCATAACTACTAAAGTGTTGATACACAGACATTTGCCTGCTCCGCGGGCGCACAGGTAACTACTCCACGGAAAGAGTTGTGTAAGATTCCCCCATTCCAAATTTCTCCATCCTAAATTGAAATTGGAAAGGACGGTTGCGTTGAAATAGTTGTACGAAAGGATTCTTAAGTTTTCGTCCATTGAAGCAAACAGGTTGTCCACATATCCCAATTTTTCGGTATCGAGAGACCGTCCAAAATTCATTGCATACTCTGTCTGATCTATAATAGTTTCAAGCATTTTATCCATATCCCTTTTATATCCCCCTGAAAAGAGTTGAGATATAGTAGGAGAAGGAAGCCTGTCTATTATATCGTCTACAGTAGTAAACAACCTCTTTGCTTGCAAATCAGTCAGAATCCCACCTTTTGAATTATATACTATCGCCATGCTTTACAAAGCAAATTTTTCTCGGAAAGGATTCTTGACCGTCATGCCATCTTGTTCGGCAGTTGTTCCTTCTCCTCGAAGTTTCTTTACGAAATTTATCATAAGCAGTGCGTTCGCATAGGTATCATCACCGGCACGGTGCGCGTTTACAAGATCAATACCTTCCTTGTCACAAATAGTATGCAGTTGATAATTTTCAGCTTCTCCATAAGCCATGTGAGCCAATTGCATCGTATCCAACGAAAATTTTACATACTTGCTTAGATCATCTCCCATGAACTTAAAGAAGTTCTCCAAGAAAGGGTTGTCAAACCCTACTATGTTGTGACCGCAAAGAGTACATAGTTGGCGCGGGTTTTTGTATCTTTTGAAAATATCCAGACACTTTTTGTAAGCCTCTTTTAACGAAATTGCCTTTTTATTCTGGATAGATTCAGTGATACCATGCACAGCTTCCGCTTCCGCTGAATAGGAAAGACCTTCTTTATAGTCACGCGGAAGGATCATAGATACTTCTTCGCATATTTCCAATTTCTCCATATCTATGATTGCAAACGCAATTTCTATAAGAGGAATCGCATCAAAAGCCGGTTTGTCTTTCGAAGGAAGTCCTCCGGTTTCATTGTCATAGCATATCAAATACTTACTCGAACTTTTCATTTTCTTTACATTAAAATTTTCTTTCCATAAATTCTTGCCAACTCAAATTCTGCCATACAACCCTTTGATTCCTGCCAATTTGGTACAAAGAAAACAGCATCACATTCCAAAAGTGCTTCAACGCTCCTACCCATATAATAGGAGTAGGACTCACCTTCTTCATCGCAAACATCAAAAGGAGTAACAATTTCATCACCCTTTTCTTCAAGAAACTTCTTAACCTTTTCTACGTATTCTTTCGTTTCTTTTATATCATGCCCAGAAATAGGCAAACTTACATATATCTTCATTCCATTTTCTATTTTGTTTCTCTTACAAGTTTCCACAACCTTACATTGCTTCCTATCGGTACGCAAGGGACAATGCTCAATCCTTCTCCCAAATAGGAAGGGACTTTGCCCATTACCGCATAAGCTCTGATGTTCCAGTATGAAAACTTTCCACCATCTTTCTTTTTGTAATGCTCATTGAAATAATCTGTCATTCCAACGAGATTTAAATTCTTTACTATAACTTCCTTAGCCATAGATTATTAATTCAACACTAATTTCAATCTATCGAAATCACGGGAACAATTTTCCTCGTTTTCGTATCGGACGTGAATGTTCTTGTAAGGATTATCCTTTAACGTTACATCGTCCGGCATTCTATTTATGATTATTTCCGGTACGCCTTCGTCCGTGTAATCCATTTCTGCTGAAACAATAAATATCCTTGTTAAAGCCAATTTCCCATCAGAAAACACAAACATACGCTGTTTTTTCGTATATTCTTTTTCTGACCACTTAACACATTCTTCGGTAAAGTCAGCAATACTTTCCGTATCTTGAAGTGCTATCACATCTTCCAGTTTTCCTTTCAGAACGTTTAACTTCAAATCCCCAAATAAATTTGCAATGGATTGAAGCAGTACCTCTATGTTTTCGTCTATTCGCATAAATCCAACTCAATTAAATGATCATTTTCTCTAAGAACTTCCCTTGTCCGTCCGTTCTGTGTTTCCACTACCAGCACAGTACCGTCTTCCACTTGGTAGGAATCAGTTACTTCACCTTCAAAATAGTAACACCCTTCTGTCCAACATACTGTCATGATAATTCGATTTAAAGATTATACATTTCCTGTTTTACTTTCCTAATATAAGACTTGACTTTCTTTCCTCTATGAAGAACAATTGCCTTGTCTATGTCTTTGGTAGGGTTGTGATGGGATTGATATATTTCAAACATCTCTCTTGACTTTACAGGATCGAACCTGTCCTTGTAAGAATAAAGATGTTTCCCTTTTATCCGGTTTACCTCATCCACATAGACCTTCAACATCTGAAACCTACCGGAAGCGGAACTTACCTTGTTCTTTGCTTTATCGTCACAACCGGATTCAACCATGCAAATAGCATGAACCAGCCTTTCCCACACAACCTTATCTCTATCTTCTTTCGTAGTGGAAAGAACTTTTGCGTCAGAAACAAGAAGGGGAATAAACGACAATACCGTCAATACAAGAATCTTTTTCATACGATTTCCCTTTCGTTAAATTCATGTAATCTGTGACAAGCGGAACAAAGAAGTTCGATATTGTTCTTATCCAGCTTCAAATCCGGTCTTGCTCCTCTTGATCTGATATGCGAAAAGAAAATAGCTTTTGGTTCATCCCCCAAAGGTTTTCCGCATTTCACGCAAACATGTGGTCTTTCTTCCCATATCTCCATAAATAGAGATTGAAGGTCACCTCTACGTTCTTTGTTTGTTTCTGTGTCACAATCTTTACAGAGCCACTTCATCCTATTGTAGATGTAATGATTTTCACCACATCTTTTACAAGGACGATATTCGTATTTCTCCTTCTTTTTCAGCACGTTACTCAAACTTATAGCTTTTAATTCTTTCAATCTGATTTTCAAGATACTGAACTCTCTTATCAACCGTTGCGTTAATAGCTTTCTTTGCTTCTTCTTTTGTGAAAAACACATCTCTGCCAATTTTAGCCATTTCACGTTCTCCTTCCGGGATGATATACTCCAGACCTCTGAAAGCAGTTGTTTCCCATTTTTTTACTTCTTTAATTTCACCTGTCATAAGTGCTGAACGCACGTCATACATTACTTTTTCTTCCATAACAATTTAAACTTTGTATTCTGTTAAACCTATCTATTAATTCACACACATAGTCCATCTTTTTCTCACTTTCCTTACTCGAAAGATAGATAAACCCGAAACTCCTTACAAACTTAGGGTTTCCAAACCATCCGTACCTTACGATCAAAAGCTCTGCTCTTTTCGTATCGTAAAAACAAGGGACAATTTTAACTTCAAGTTCCTTTCTTCTTTTTCTCATCTGTCCTTATATTTTTCTTCACACAATTTTATATACCTGCATCCTTTGCATTTCTTTTCATGATACAAAAACCCATCATAGCTTTCACAAAGGATGTATCCTCTCGGAGAATCAAAATAAAGCTGTCTTTCTTTATCCAAATAGGAATCAGACAAGGCTTCTTCTTTCTGGATAGGGTTTCTAAGGTCGTATTCCATAACGAATTTAGAGGTAAACCACATATCCTTTTGTGTTCGTTTTCTCCATCTTTCAATAGCTGCTTTCCCTATCACATTAGGAAGAGGAACAATACTCAATTTCGACACCGACAAAATAAAAACCTGCCTATTAAATTGAAAAGTAAGATAGTTCCAAAGATTCCCCACTATTTCATTTTCAAGAAAATCTTTTATCCTTTCCCTGTCCTTTCTTTTTGCATGAAACTCATACTTCGGGTTGTTTGTCAGTTTCCCCTGTAAGTATTCATAAATCGTTTCAAATTCTTCTCGTCTTGTCATTGCTATCGAAATTAGATTATAAAATCATTGTATACAAAAGTTGTATATTTTAAGTGATAAAAGAAGGGGAAGTTTTTGTTCCCCTGTCTCGCTGACAAAACTACAACTTTTGTAACTATTCCCAAACCAAATTAATGTTAAAAATCTCATCGGTCTCTTTTTCAACCTTCTTATAGCGGTTTTGGGTGTTCGTATCTCTCTCTGCCACATTGTTATAGTCTTCTCGAATAATTTTTCCATCAAGTACCCGTGAGAACCACAAACAAATTTCAGCATCCGGTTCAATGTCACCCAATGTAACTTTATCGTCTTCCGTTGCGTCATAAAATTGAATCCAATAGGGCTTCTCATAAATAGAAGATGTTCTTGGTGTAACCGGATTATCGTTTTCATCCTTGTTCATTCCTATTGCTCCTACCATGACTTTACCATACGGATTCTCCGTTACAGCAGAAAACCACATATTGACGTTTTTAAGCGTTTCTGCGCCCTCATTTTTCAGAATAAGTGCAATGTATTGCTCACGAGGATTTGAAGCCAAATTAAGGCTTATTTCATCAAATAAATTGCTAAACATGTCATTGGGTACAGGGGTGGATGATTTGTACCCACCCAAAGAATCAGAAATCTTAGTTTGTTGATTATTGTACCCTGCGCTTGTCGTGTAATAAAACCTTAACATATCCTTGTTATTTGGAAGTTGACATAAAAATATTTCCCAGCGACCAATACTCACTTTTCACTTCGTTGTAAACCGATACCGATCCACCTGAATTTTGAACACGTGCAATGTAATATTCATCTACTTCTTTTTCAGGAGGTGTGGAAAGACTTACTTCCGGTACTAAAGAAATAACATAATCGTCATAAGTGTACAAACCATCTCTTTGTTCTTGTGTCAAAACGCCTCCCAAAGGAAGTGTACCCAACACAATTACCCGAAGATTGGATTCTGCAACAAAAGTAGAAGCAGATGTAAGTAACAAGTTCTGACTATCAATCACATTTACGATCTGATAAACCCCATTGTTAAGTGGAACAGAACCATCTTGCTTTTCAAACCGGATAGAAACGGGAGTTGATGAAGATTGTCCTCTTACTTTTCCAGTAAAATCAACAGAACCCGATACAATACCTTGTGAATTGACACTCACATAACCCTTTTCGTAGTTCCGTGTCTTGTATCCTATTTTTACCCAATAGAAGTTACTATCGTTTGGAACAGAAATGTTATCTTCTACATTAATGTCAATAAAATTCCCCTGACTTGTAAGAGCCATACCGGGAAGTACCTTAATAGTGCCAGAGTTTGTTCCTGTTTCCACTTTAAAAGGTTCTACAAGATTTTCATCTTCTACTGGTTTGTTAACTGTATTAGGATTGATCTTAGATGGGTCATTCGTAATCATCCCAAAAGAATAAGATGCCTGTAGCACCGCCTTCATAAGCGGTGCTGTAGCAAAGAAAGAAATCATATTTGAAAGTTCTTCTTTCTCTAAGAAAACATTTCTACTAACATTTAACTTGCCCATACTCAATATTTTAATTATTTTTGACTTACTATTTCCATCCACTTGGGACACCCTCGCAATTCGTACCTGTAAAAGTCTGACTATGACTTGTTACGTTATTGTTCCCAGACTCCGTTATCTTTACATAATTGGATGATCCTGTAAGGATTTGAATAACAGGGACAGTTCCAAGTTTCGAGCAACCATAAAACATTCTGTCCATATTGACTTTTCCTACCCCTGCAACAGAACGATCATAAAAAGATGTATAAGAAACTGCATAAGCCTGTTCTGTTCCTAAAGAAAGATTTGTACAGCCTGAAAACATTTCGGTACAATTCAAGCTATTGCCAATATTCTCAAAATTGGTATTATTAAACTGATTTCCTATATCCACATTCACAGGTCGTGCAGATGTTCCTGGTTGTCCTACATAATTCCCTGTTCTTCCAAAAGAAGTGAGTGACGTGCATCCTGCAAAGCATCTCCTAAGATTGGTAAGTGTCGTAAGATCATTAAAGAACTTAGCGGGAATTTGTTTCACACCCGTGTTCTCAAACATACTTTCTGCATTCTGCAACTTTCCATTCTTCATATCAAAAGAAGATATATCAGATAAATTCCTACAATTCGCAAACATTCTTGAAGCGTTTGTTACACTTGACGGAAGCCCTTGTCCATAAGGAATAGACAAATAAGTACAATTCTCAAACAATGACTGCATATTTGTTGCCTTCGAAGAGTAAGAAAACATAGCGGTAGACCAGCCGTCGACAAGACTTGTACAACCGACAAAGCAACCAACAAAAGAAACAATGTTTGTGCAATATCTGAACCATAATACCGGAAGTTCGGTTATGGCTGTGCAGCCTTGAAATGTATATTGCATATACTGTGCGTTCGTTGAATTGCTAAATGGAGAACTTGTAGCTGATTGACCTCCTGTATTTTTCAAAGCCGTACATTCAAAAAATACAGCATGGAAATCTTCTGCGCCACCTCCCCTTCCAAAAGTACCATTGCCAACGCATGAAGTCAAACTCTTACAACTTCTAAACAAGGAAGAATGATAAACACATGAAGTAGGAACAAGTTGACCACTCGGGAGACTTGTAACCCCACTGCTCCAGAAAGCACCCGCACAAGAATTACCTGTCATTTTGGTAAACAAACCAGAAGGAATAGACCTAAGACTTGTGCAATCTCTAAACCAACAGATAACACCCCCTGAAATAGAAGGAATTGTGTTTGTTGCAATCGATGAAAGACTTGTACATCCTCTAAAGGCAGAATGGTTGCCGCCGGCAGCGTCCACATTATAAGTGCCAGAACTTCCCTGAATAGAAAATGATTCGGGCCACTGTTTGATTGCAGTAGCTCTTGTATGATTTCTGAAATTGGCATACACAGTAGAAGGGTTACTTGTATTTCTACTTCCGCCTTGTACCCTTACTTCTCTCCCTACTATTTCATAAACGCCATCTGATACAGATGGCGTTTGAGGCGATCCGCTATAAGAAACGATAAGAGCTTTCCAAAGATAAAGGTAAATACTGCTCCCTCCTGCGTTCGTTGATTCATCCCCTGTCCCTACACATTCCGAATCCGTAGCGGAAGCATACACATAACCTCCAGAAGGAGAAGAAACCGTTATCCTACCACTTCCATTTGTCTGATCTGTACCACTGTAATAAGACGATCCGTCAGGCGCGGTAGTTCTTATATTCACGGAAGCATAAGGTTGCAATACATTTTCCTTTCTAAGATAAATAGAAGTTGTCGTAAGCTCATAGTCAAGGGTGAAATCTATATACGTGTCAGCTCCCGATATTGCAATATTGTTTTTCGTTTGGGATTGATAATTGTCTGCCGTACAAGTGGCATTATACGACCCTGATTGTATTCCAGTAAGTGTAAGCTGTCCTTGTGAATTGGTGTACCCACTCTTTCCTCCATAAGTTACGTAAGCTCGATTAATGTTATATCCATTTCGGGATTTCACTGTAATATGAGCACTGTAAGTCTTGTTAGAAACACCCACCCTTTGCTGTGGCATTGTTTCCTGATTGACTGTGACAGAACCTTCCGTTGGCTGATAGTCATAAACGGAAACCTCATATTTGTAAGTCTTTCCCATCTGCATCGTAAAGGTCGTTGTACCGTCCGACCCTGTATTCTGCGTGCTAAGTCCTTCGGGTTTTACAGAAGCTCCTGAAACTGGAAGTCCTGTATCGGAATTATAAACATAGAACTGCACTCTCGTTTCTTTTCTTGGCATCGCAACATTCACCGTCTTTGGGAGGTCATTTGGTTGCACAACCCCTGTCTGATCACTGAAATATTGCTTCGAAGCCACCCAATTATAACGCATTCTCGGAACAGAGAATTTGATTTGTCCGTTATTAGTCAGACCTGTTTGTTCTCCTGCACCTCCCCTGTTAAGCGTTATCCTTGTACCGTTGGAAATAATACCGTTATCCTCTGTTACAACAAATGTAAGATCATACAAGGTTTGATCCATATAAATGCTCACCACCTGTACAGCTCCGTTCACAGTAAACTGTTGTTCCCTGTCCTCGTATTCCTCATAAGAAGCAATAGCGGTATATACTCCATTAGGAAGTTCCAACACAACACCAGAAGAATCTTCCTGCACAAAATCCTTATCGTTTACTTTCACTTTCGCGCCCTCAACGACTGTTCCTCCTGCGCCGTACACCTTGATAGTAGTCTTATAGGTAAGTTGTTTCAAGTCTATCGTAAGGTTTGAATTATTGTAAAACTCATAGTTTTCCACATATACCCGTTGATGATTGTTGTCGTAAAATACATCATAAGAATATTTTCCTCCCAACACTCCTTCAAAAACAGCCTGTCCATTGTCAGAAGTCTGTTTTGTCAAACCGGCAAATTTCACAGTAGCCCCATTTAAAGGCTTTTTCTCTCCCGTAAAGGTGTTGTAATCATTTACAGTAAACGTCATGTTAAAAGTAGGCATAGGATTGAAGCTCACTTGTATATCCTTATTACTGTCCACAACAACATCCCCATTTACAGGAATCCAGTTTTGCTTTTCAACAAGATAAGTGTAATCACCTCCCAATATATTCGTGAATGTCACTTTCCCATTCGTGCCCGTTCTTTTGCTTTCCGAATAAGCGACAGTATCCTCTGTTGCCAGTCTGTCCTTTGCGGTAAGTGTCACATTTGCGCCTTCCACTGCGCCAGTAGATGAATTTGTCACCGTAAATGTAACCGTATATCTTGGTATCAATATAAGCGTTACAGGTTCGGATTGATCGTCTTGTACATTGATGTTCTTACTTATGGTATAATAATCCGTCTTGCTTACAGTATAAGGGTATAAACCAGGAAAAGCCATAAATATGGCATTACCGGAAGAATCCGTATATTTAAATTCACCATTAAAAGTAACAAGGGCGTTTTGTATAGGTCTTTCATTTTCGTCCCTTACAACGAACGTGACTTTTCTTTCATACACATCTCCTTGCATTTGAATATATTCCACCTGTGTTTCTTCATCGTCTTCCAATACCTGAAACAATCTGTCTTCTATATTCATGAACAAAGATTTCTCCACATCAATAGAATAATCACCAGGATAAAGCACAATAGATGCTTCCCCGTTTCTGTCCGTCACAAGACGTTTGTCTAAAATGGAAATAGAAGCTCCTTCTATGTAAGCTCCCCTATCCGACAATACTTTGAAAATAACATTCTTCTCTTTCAAAGGCTGAATATCCTCACTACCCATTATGTTTTTGTAGGCAACAAGGTAATCTTCTGTAAATCCTTTTACTCCTTCCTCGCTTGTAAGGGAATTATTAAGATAATAAGCAGCTATCACATCCTTTTCCCCTAAATTACCTTGATAGAATGGAAGGAAAAGTGGCTTTATCTTTATATCATAAATATACACGGAAGAGGAAGGATTTGACCTGTCTTGCGAAAGACTTAATGACAAGAATTTCATTCCGTCTTTCATTTGAAGTCCTCTCCCTTTCGGGAAATTAAGCTCTAACTGCTTTGCGTATGCCCTGTTCTTTCTTGATAGAATTGCCCGGCATTCATAATACACTCCAGCTACAGGAAGTTCCAGGATTCCTTTACTGCCGGAAACAAAATTGTTGCTCTCTGCACTTCCATAAGATTCCTTACATATCATAGGTTGAACGGCTTCGTTAAACACTTCCACACCGAATTTCAAATTTTGGTTGCTTGTGGAAGATGTTTTAACCTTAAAAGAAATCTGATAAGAAAGATTTTCTGAAATAGGAAGGAGCTTCGTTTTGTCAATTTCAGAAGAAATACCCACCAAAGCATTTCCAACGAAAGTCATTGCCTGTATAGGAGTGCCATTGTTGTCTATATCATCCACAATAACAACACCTGTAGGGTTCACAAGTGGATAGGCATTCAAATCTTTTACGCTTTCCGTTGTCTCATACCCTTTTGTAACGTTTAGAACTGTGTCTGTCCTGTTCCATGTAGGAGAGCTATGCCCCATTGTCCATCCAGTATCACGAGACATCAAAAGAGCAAATATAAACTCATCCTCCGTCTTATATCTAATAAGACGGAGAAGCTCCCCAAGTATCACGCCTTCCTTGTTTACAATATCAAGTGTTCCTCTTTTTCTATATTCCTTCACATAATTATTGAACAGATATTTCATCTGTTCAAGTGTGTCCACTTCGTCTGTCACAAGTCCTCTGTTTTCAATAAAAAGTTCAAACAGAATCTTGTTCGTATCAATCTCGTTATATTGCTTTGCATACAAGACAACAAGCGCAAAGATATGACAGACTGTTTCCCAATACGCCTTAAAATCCTCTCCGTCCTTCTTTATAAAAGTAGGAAGAATGCCAGGAGAAGATACCTTTTCAAGTACATTCTCCGCCCATTCCATTACAGCAGGATCGTTTTCTTCGAAGAACCGTTTGAACACGGTCTTATTGTAGATTTCCTGTGACATCCTTAGCTTATTAATAATTAAACTTTCTCAACATATAATCCAACAAGGGCTGATAAATCATGTGTAAGAGGTTGTTCACTATTTCTTGTACATTTGTATTTTATACCATTTTGGATATAGTATTTATCTTTAAATATTTCCATAGGTGGAATGTAAACAATAGGATCATCGATAGTTCCTTTATGATCTTCGTCTACTGTTTTCCACAAACTTGCAGTAGCCATAGAAGGTTTCCAGTTATCCTGAGTAGTATGTTCTTTTATACATTCCCAAAGGATATTATCAGATAAATATCTTTCTCCTACTTTAACAGTAATACCAGCAATCCATTCAGGATAATGATCTTTAATCTGTAATGCTTCACCTGGAGTAAGATCATATGTGTTAATCTCTTTAGTAATCTCTTCACCAAGGATATTCAAAGCTAAGATACGACTAAAGTCTCTATTAATTACAGGTTCTTCTTCTGTACTAGTCCATTCTTCACTATTTAACAATTCAATAAAAGTTGGATCACTAAATGAATATCTTGGAAATGATTCATCTTCAAAAGGTACTAACATTTCTTCATGTAAAATAACTTTACTCTGATCTATACTTGTTCTCATTTCGGGCAGTATTTCAATACCATGTGATTTTGCCCACAATAAATCTACTATCGCGTATTTCATCTATTTTTATTTCTTTTTATTATACAAATTAACAAATTCATTTACATCAAGATAGTCAATCCCGAAATTTTCTGCGGTTCTTTTATCACTATCAGAAAACTGTCCTTCAAGTCCACTTGCGTCACCTATCATAAGTGTAACAGATTTTATGTAATCAAAATCATCGCCAACATAGTTTTCACAAAGATGATTAAGCATTCCTACGTTTGGTTTTCTATACAAATCATTTTTATCATTCGTGGTGCAATATTCCGAATAGCATTTTACTCCGCAATATTCTTTTACGCATTGTGATACATATTCTATTTTAGATTGAAATCTTTGATGATCCACAAAACCAGCTTCAATTCCCCCTTGATTACTTACAATTAAAACATACTCAGGAGAAAACTGCTTAATTGCATCCAAAACATCAAATTTGATTTTCATATCCCAAATTCCTTTAGGAAATGTTTTGCCACTTAATGTCTCAATTAACGTATCATCCAGATCACAGAATAAAACTTTGTACTTCTTCATATTATTTTGCTTTTAAAGTTTGTAAATAGTTATATGCTTTTATACAATCTTCCTTGGAAAGGACTGTAGGATAAATCGCTAAGTTTTTTGAAAGCAATTTTAGTATAACTGTTACCTGAATATCCTATAGTTAAGAAATTTTTACTGGTAGATTCCGTTTCTTCATTATAAATAGATTCTTTCCAGTCTTTTGAATAAATCCTGCCATCAGAACAAATTGCATTAACGGTATTTTGATCGGGAATCAAATTATTTCTACCATTTTTTATATTAATGAGTATTGGATTATAATTATAAATGACTATACTATCAAATTTTACAATACCAGCATTGTCTTTTTTCCCTGTATTTATAAGCTCCCAATCTCCTATTACAGTCCAATCATTACCCATTTCAAATATAGACGAAGTTATCTTATCATCCACCCCATCAGTAACTAGATAGCCAGCATATTCCCCTTGTTCATTGTAGCCACTCCCTTCTGCAAACCCAAAATTAGACAGTATAAGATTATTACCATTGCCCGTAATGTTGGCAATAGTAGCACGATCTTCGTCCTCGTTGGTTTTGCCGGTGACTGTCCATGCTTGGTCGGGGAAGAGCCAGGGATAGGTTTTGACGAAGTAGTCTTTGATCTTGGTCAGTTCTTCTTCGGTGGCATCGTGATCGAGAAATACAAGTTCCCAGATAGCAGCGTTAATACAAGTTCCTACATTAGTTGGAGCTAATTTCCCAACATGTAGCACATCTGTTCCCTCAAAATTACCAGTTGTAATCGAAACACCATTACAACTTTTAGATGTCTGATAAGTAAGGATGTGTGGTAAATCCATTTCACTCCCTATTGCTCCAAAAGATATAGGCTTATTAAGATGATCGGCTTGTATATTTCTATATTCTAACAAGAAGGCACCATCCTTGAGCCAATTCTTTACATTAGATACTAATCCTTGGGCTATTTCACCCCTTGTAATCCACTGTCTCAACGCCACAACCGTATATCCCTTTTCCTTAGTCAAAATAGGGAAGTTATCACAGGTACCGTAATCGTCTACACCATCAAAGACGAGTGCACCGGGGTAGAGGGGAAGTTGTTCGATGGTGATGTTGCATGATTCCTGTAATTTTAAGAACCTGAATCCGTAATAAGCGTTTTTAGCTCCAAAATCAAAACTTGGTAGATGATATATACCATCATTTTCAATTCTCATTATAACAGTTGGTTGTGTCCCATTCGAAACATATTCAATTCCTTGTCCGTCTGTTAAACCAGAAACTTTGATAGTACATGATAAAACCCTAAATCCAGTATCACTTGGTAATGATTGATAAAATAATTGAGCAAATCTATTATCCTTTATTGATCTTGCATTAAAAGACTTATAAGTCCAAGTGACATCAATTCTTGATCCTACCTTATACCATTTATTACTATTATAGTTCTCTATATACCCGCCAACCCCGGACATTCCCTTCCAAGCGAAATTCTTCATCTGTAAATCATGCCCATTACCTGTAAGGTCTTTCCATACAGGATTGGTAGCCATCTGCTCATTAGTAAGACCTAATGCTGAATACCTTGCAATCATACCAGGTATAGATGGGAAAGGAGCTACTCCACCCCCTCCCCTAAATCTCCTAAAAGGAATTGCATTAATATTTCCTATTAAATTCATTGTCAATTCCTTTCCTTAAAAACCTATACTAAGATTGGTTGCCGTTGTCCCTTCTTTCAAAATCTTCTGAACCATGTACATGAGTGGCATTCCTATATTTATGCTTACTTCCGCTTCTGATATGACATATTCCATTCCACCTGAAAGAACTACTTTAATTGCCCCTTCTGAAAGAGGAATGATTACAAACGGAACTTTTTGTCCGTTTTGGTCAATCAGCACAATATCTTCTTCAATTGTGGCAAAATTCCATGCACTGCTGATTAAAGAAGGTGCGGCTTCGCCGTTAGTTGTAACAAGTTTATTTGAATTAGCTGTTACTGTTCTTTTGATTATATCCATTGCAATGAAAATTTTTAAATTTGATTTATCTAAGTAAGTACTTGTCACAAAGATAATCTTTTCCGAACAAACACGGTAAGTTTACACATCTTTTATAATCAAAGCAAAAAAAGGAGAGCAATTACCCTCTCCTTTTAGTTTATCAAATAGGTTCATTGTGGTAGTATATACAAAATATACCCTCTCCTGGTTTCGTAATATTTCCCGCATCATCATCTGCCGGAGAACATTCTTGTCCAGAACCATACCCAGCAATTCTTGTTGTTCCTCCGTCTGGAGAAGTATAAGTAGAGCCACCATAGCCCGCACCTCCCCATGCGCTCGCACCGGTTCTTTTTCCGCTTTTAGTGTTCAAATATCCCGCTTCACCTTTACTTGTACCTCCAAAAATGGATTTGATGGGGATAACAACTGAGGATTGAATAGGCTCGGTTATGTTTCCAAAAACAGTATTTTCATAGGAACTTTTATATCCATATCTGCCATCTCCGCCCGGCGCTCCGTCTGGTTGCATCCTTGGGCCTGTAGAAGAATAAGTTTCTTCTTTTGCGTTTTGGCTTCCCGGACTTCCACTACAATAGAATGTAGCTCTCATGTGGGCAGCAAAACCACCGGAACTTTTTGCATTATATACAGAATAATTGCCCAATTTACTTCCTTGTGGCATGGGGTAATCGGCATCATTGTAAGCACTACCGTTTCCATTATAGGCTTTATATTCATAAGTTGTTATTCCTAATCTTATGGAATACTCTGTGCCTTCTGTCCAACTGCCTGTATTTGGTATAGAACTAAATGTAATTTTGTTTATTTGGCCATTTGAAATATCCGACATCAATATATTAGGAATATACACAATTTGTCCAGTTGTTCCACCCATCAATACAAATTCATTCCAAGATTGCCAATACTCAAATTTTTCACCTCCTCTTCCAACTATCAAAAGGGAAACGTATTTGTACGATGTATCTAATTGGTAATTGGATTGGTTACTTGTTATCTGCACCAACTTATTCGGTTTGGATAAGGTGTATTCCAAATTCACACTTGTTTGATAAACCCCACTTATACTTCCTGTCGTTGAAAAATCACTGAAACCGGAAGATGTAATCTTAATCTGATAATTTCCCGCAGGAATTTTGTCAAACCGTGCCGTGTATGTTGCTGGTCCTGCCGAACCTGTATGCTTCTGCCCTTCTGAATCTGTAAATTCCACATTACCACCAGTAGGGTTTACTTTTACTTGCACCATATACAGCGGAGTAAGGTTTACTTGCACCTGCATTCCTTCACTATTCACAGTAATGCTTTGGGATGTTTCTTTGGAAAAATCCCCTTCCGGTACATACAAGATATACTGTCCGTATGCGACATTGGCGAACGTTACGGTAGTGGTTATATTTTTAGTCTGAATCACCTCTAGCCCCGTACTGTCCTTTAGTTGGATTTGGCTTGGCATACCTTGCATTTGTCCAACTCTTCTTACCTGAACATTAATAGTATTGTATATCTGCAAAAGGAAGGTGTTAAACGCAGTTTCCCCGCTTACTTCAACCGTTTCCTCTTTGCTTTCAAATCCATCTTTAGAAAAAGCTACTTTATAGCTTCCGTCTGGTACAAATAAAACGACTGTCCCGTTTTGTGAAGTTGTACCGGAAGCCATCTGCACCCCTCCTTCCTTATTTTCAGTCACAACAACCTGTACGCCGGAAATGTCAGTTGCCCCGTCTAATGTGTTCCTGTGAACAACTATAGAAAGCTCACTTGCAGGCTGCAAAGTAACCTCAATTGTTTTCGCTTCATTTAATACACCGACTTTCCCGTTCTGCGTTGTATAACCATCAGCACTGACCTCATAATCATAATCAACGCCTAATGCAGCAGAAATAACAGCTTCTCCATTGTTATTTGTATTCTGCTGATAATTGTTTGATGCAGATGTCATTTTTACAAGAGCGTTCTCGATAGGAATTGCTAGATTAGACAAAGGAAGAAGGGTAAAAGGTAAAACTGTATACCTGTCATTTTTACCTGGTCCAAAATAAATCCCGTTTGTCCAATTAAGATTTGCATTGTTTGAAGCCCCATACTGGGTGCAAGTTTGAATAGATGCACTTTCCCATAAAGAAAGACCCAACATGCGCAAAATCTCTTCCACTTGTGTTTTGTAAGAATACAGAGTGGTCGCCTCGCCATATGAAGGTAAATAGCCATTCTGTCCATTCCCAAACATATATGTCTTGGCGTATTCTGCCGCAGGTGCATTGCCAGTTCTCAATTGAGATATTATCGTGTCGGTATAAATGAAACCATGCGTTGCTTTATATAAGTCTGAGGATGCCACATTGATATCTAATATTGGTGTATTGCTAATCAAAGTACCTTTACCTCCAAAAGCGTAGTTTACACCACTTTTATTCGTCGATACCATAAACGAATTAGTATCAGTTGAAATGCCTATACCACATACATCAGATGTTCCTTTACCAGATGATACCCATTCTTCTTTTGTGTAACGATTATTATCTTTATCATAAATATATACACCGTTTGGAACAGGATTGTATTCATAGGTACAGAAAGGACGAACTGTATATGAATTATTTTTGGTCGTTCCCCTTTTTGCGCCATTAACCCAACCAAAAATCCAAGCATCATTTGAATTGTATTGTGTCGAAGTCCAATATGAACCACTACTCAATGGATCTGAACCGATTGTCGCACTTATTGAAGTGTCGATCTTAACTCTGTTTAATTGAGCTACACCCCACTGTCCACAAGAAGGCAAGAACCAAGAATTTGTACCGAATCCTTCTGTAGAATAAGCTGCACACTGATGTGCCGCCGTGCTTTCCGTTGGTTTCGCAAGTATGATATTTTGAGAATTTGTCTTACCTGCGAAGTCACATATGGCTAAAGATTCATTTGTTTCAGTTATTACATCAGAAATAGTGCCTAATGAATTTGTCCAAAAACCGGCAGTCAGATTTTCCAAACCTATGAAGTCAAAATCCTTACTTCTTACATCGGTAATAACACCAACACAAGTTTTAGCACTATCCAATTCAGTTGACCATGTTTTGTCACCATACACAAAATCACCTATTTGAGGGCGAGTAAGTAAAGGCTGCTTTGCGGTTACCTTAAATGTTACATCTACATTATTTGCAATCAAAATTTCTTTGTTGATGGCAGGTGCGTTTACATTCAACATGCCTGATTGCGCTTCCAAAGGAGAAGGCGGGGTAACTGTATAATCATAGCTTCCGTACAAAACTTTATTTGCCGGAATATCTGAACTTATTACCTTTTTGCCATAGAAAGAGAATGTGATATTCAAATCTTTCAAATCATCTGCGGATAATGTACCTCCGTCAAAAGATTGCACATGCACTGACCAAATGGTAGAATTACCTATTGTTTCTGTATCCAACAAAAGATCAGAAAGCTGGAATCTTTGAATTACATCATTTTCCATCTCCACCGTTAAGGGAGCGTTTTGCGAGCCATAAGTTATAACTATCTTCAGATTGGACGGAACACCACTTACCTTAAAACCAAAATCCAAAGCCTTGTGATAATCCACTGTCTTTTCTGTGCCAATTTGGAAAAGACCATTCGAAAACCCTATAAGTCCGGCATCCACATTAAACAAAACATAAGTCTCTGTAGAAGCTGTCGATGTCTTGATCACGCTCGTTAAAGTAAGGTTCTTTTTCGTTTTATCCCAGCTTCCCTCCCAGCCATCTATTTTATTTGAATTGTAAATTCTGGTAAGACTTTCCGTAACACTACTATTATCCTTATCCTGAACAATTGTCAATGGAGAGACAATTACACCATTGGGGAAATAGGTCTTTAATTGATCTGTTGTTACGCCTTCCGATGGAACAAGATATTTTTCATCTTCTTGAAAAACAGGACAACCGGAAAAATCCGCATCGCTATCTTGTGACCACTCAAACTCTCCGCCATTAAACGTCATAGTAGCTACGCCAGACGAGTTAGTTGTCCCTTTGTATTTGTTAGATGAATCGCTTCGATCTGCCATTTCGATAATGGCATTCTCAATAGGAGAACTATCATTTTGACTTTTTACAGTAAATGTAACCGTTGAAATTTGAAGCATCTCAACCGTTATGTTCTGATCTCCACCAGCAATTGTAAATTCACCTGTTACATCTTTATAACTGGATTTCTTTGCTGTATAGATATACTGTCCGTTCTTGTAAGTCAAAGTAAGAATGCCGTTAGAAGCAGTAGCTCCACTTGCAACAGGTGTGTCTGGAGATTCTGCCTTGGCAAAACTTATAGCTACATCTTGTGTGGATGGAACAGTCTGGAAAGTAACATTGTATTTTACATAATCGGCCAAATCCAATTCAATGGCGCTTGCGGCGGTTGCCACACTAAATGTTCCGCTTGGCACTTCCACCAGATTAGGATTATCCGTACTTGTAGTAGGAATCTGATATTGATAATCCCCTGTAGGAAGATCAATTGCCGCGATACCCTGACTGTTTGTTACAATGGTTTCAGGAAGTGCCCTTGCGCTACTTTGCCCTACAATTATCTTTACATCCGCCAAAGCAGAATTTCCTACCTTTGTATGGAATGTAACTGTCGCTCCAGGAACAAGTGTTATCTGTACACTTTTTTCAGCTTCTTCGATTCGCACATTTCCTGTCCCGTTTAAAAAACCTGTTTTTGAATAAGCGTAAGTATGCGTTCCTGTGGAAAGATTTATTGTTGCTATACCGTCTTGCCCCGTTGTGATTGTATCATTACCATCAATAGTAATTTCAACGCCTTGTGTGGCTGGTGAAGTTGTAAATGTAGTTTCAAATCCATAAGTCAATTCTATCACTTTCTCCTGATCGGCATCCTGAACACTTCCCACTCCTTCTTCCGGCGAATATCCTGTGAGTGACGCATTCCAATCATAAGCACCGTTTATTACCTGCACAGGGTCAGTTGTGCCATCGTCTTTTGTTTTAAGACTTACAGTACTTCCACTTAATATGGCTGCGCCACTTACACTAACAGTTACATCTTTTAAACCCGATTTTCCTGCGGAAGTCACTTTAAAGGTAAGATTCCATATCTTCTTCAATATCTGCGTAAACGTAGCCTCTCCAGTTACTTCAAATGAAAGAGTTTCAGTCTTATAGCTGTTCTTCATGAATGAAGCGGTATATTTACCAGCTTTTAGACTGATTATCGCTTCTCCTGACGCATTTGTGGTAACTGTCTTGTCCTCATTTTCTATATCAATAGACACTCCTTGCAAAAGATTGGGCGAAGCCATGTTATCTTTTACTACAAACGTAATATTATATGATATAGGGGTAAGTTGAGCTAATACGTTCTTGTTGCTACCGGAAACTTCCACATTACCTTGTGTCTGAACATAACCTTCCTTCGTTACCGTATAAGGATACTGCCCGTCAGAAAGACGAACCGTTACCAAACCACCCTGCGAAGTCTGATAGTCCTTTTCGTTGATATGAATATTAGCGTTTTCAATTGCAACACCTTCATCTGTCTGTACAGTAAATACAATATCGTATTTCTTGTACTCCATATTTACAGGAAAAGACGGAATATCTGCACTTACAACTTCCAGCTCGCCTAAATAATCGTCCATACCATTGGCAACCACCGTAAACGGATAAGTGCCATTCTTTAATTGCAAAGACACCTGTCCATTGGATTGCGTCTGATAAGATGTTGCATTTATCTCCACTGTAGCCCCCTTAATAGGTTCTTTCAATGGATTTTTTACCGTCATTATGACATTGTAAAGTCTTGGCTTTAAACTTATTACACTACTGTTATCACTGTCAAGAACAGTAACCGAAGAACTGCCGTCATAATATCCCGACTTTGTTACGGTATAAGGATATGTCCCGTTTTGAAGGCTTACAACAGCTTGCCCTCTTTCATTTGTAGGATAAGAAGAGCCATTGATATTTACTGCTGCTCCTTGTGCCGGACTACTGTTATCACTGTCAAGAACAGTGATAACCACATTATAATGTTTCAATACAAGGGTTCTTTGAATAAATGTATCCTGTCCTTCTACGTTGAACGATCCGGTCAAATCATCATATCCCTTTTTCTGCACGGTGTAGCTGTAATTTCCACTCTTTAATTTTATAGTAGCTTGTCCAGAACCGTTTACATTCAATACTCCCGGCTGTCCTTCTATTTTGATTGTAGCTCCTTCTGCCGGATTCCCCTGATTTACCTGCGAAATATTAAATTCCACATTGTATAAAAAGAAATCCATCTCAAAGGTAACGTCCGCATTCTGGTTGTTGACCTTAATTTCCCCCTGTAAAGTATCATACCCTGTCTTTTCGATTGTTACAGGATATTCACCATTTACAAGTGGTATTTCCGCCTCTCCATGCTGGTTCGTAAGATATTCTCCATTGTTCACCTTTACAATGACATTCGGTATAAGCTGATTTTCCTTATCCTTTACAATGACAGTAATCGTCCATACCTTAAATTCCAATTCAGGATATACTTCTTTATCTCTACCATCCACAACTACACTGCCGGAATACTCATCATATCCCAACTTTTCAATAGTGTAGGGATAGTTCCCGTTCCTTGCGGACAAAGAAGCCACACCTTGCAAATTGGTAGTGGTTGTTCTGTTATCCATCATTACATTTGCATAAGGAACAACCCCTCCCTTTTCGTCCGTCACATGGAAAGTGACCGTATAAGGAGCTAAAACCATTTGTACATCAATGGAAACACTACCGTTCAACACTACAAACATTCCTTCTACGGGGATATATCCCGAAGCGGAAACAATATATTCATACTGTCCGTTTGCAAGTTGGATAATAGCTTGCCCATTGTCATTTGTTATAACAGCATTGTTCCCTATAGAAATATTTGCACCTTCCACAGTGCCACCTTCCGAATCTGTCACATTGAAATAAACCTCTTGATAAAGGTTGAGTGAGCTGTCGTTGATGCCTACAAACAAATCCTCCGGTTCAGACGGGTAAAACAACGGAGAGAGGTTGCTATCAGAATCGTACAAAATATTTCCGTCCTGGTCGCGCATCACAAACCCCCTTATACGCGGAAGCTGATTTGCCGGGACTTGCTGATCGTAATACGGAAAGAAATACTCGTCCGGCACATATTTTACGCCATCGGTCTTTTTTACAATATCCAGCAAATCGTCCCATTCTACGATTTTTCCAGGTGTCCAAAAACGAAAATCAAGATATTTAGTAAGGTTCACTTGTATGTTCTGACGCACAGTAGACACATCGTAATCCGGTTGAAGCTGAACACGGAAATCCAACCCCCTTTCTGAACCCACATAGAACCAATCAATATTCTTGATACCAATACCAACTACTTTCCCTTCAATATTCAGTTCTGAAATACCAAAATAACCTTGTGCGCTTTCAAGAAGTGTATCAAGTTCTTCTTCGGTAAAGAAAATACCGTTCTGCGAAACAACATAGAGATTATATATGCCCTTTTCGTCCAGACCGGCACTCATTACTTTTAAGACACGATCGTCTATGTTGCTAAGTGTCTGTGTCCAGTATTCTATTGTATTCTTGCTAAGGATATTCAGATTGTTCTTAATACGGATTCTAAACGTTTCATCATCCTCACTATCACGTCCTCCAATAGCATAATATTCATTCGTACATTCGATATGACCTTGTGGCTGCGGAGAAACATTGGTAATGCTGTTAGGCGGTACGTTTGTGGAATACCCTGCGTTGATACTTCTTACCTTTACATATCCGTAACCACTTTCCCCTACAGTCAATGCTTCGTCAACTTGGAAACGAATACCATTTTTATTTACAAAAGTAACAGACGTATCATATACTGTACCTGGATTAGCAGATACCCTTATATATGTCGAAGAACCCAAAGCACCTTTACGCGGGCTGACACCATACAAAGCAGCAGCCTTATCCAGATAAACGCCTGTAGCTGTATCTGGAAATATCTGCGCTTCCTTTATGGCAATATCCTTCATTGCCTTTTGAGCAACTTTCGCTACACCGAATGCCGTAGCATTCACAACCGAACCGTCAGCTACATTACTTACCTTAGCTGTCTTATCTAAAAACATCTCTATAAAAAGATTCTTTAGATTGGTTATTGTTGCACTTGTTTTTGTAATCATCTGAATATCAATTATATAGGAACATTTACTAAATAATCTTTCTTTGTTACCGTTTTACATTGCAAAGAAAGGAACACGGCATCTTCCTCTCTTTTTACATCTATCAATTCCACAGAATCCCATCTTGAATCCCTTTGGAACATATTCATTACATCCTTAAAAATAGAAGGGTACTGGATTGCGTTCACCGTTGTTCCTATGAACTCATTTGCAATTCCATAATCCTTAAACTCTGGTATAGCACCTTTTTGAGAAGAAAGAATAGTATCCAAAGCCTGTCGGATCGCATCATCGCCTATCACTATCTTTAAATCGTCATTCTCAAAGACAAAATTCACATCTATGTCACGTCCCAAGATATTATCTCCCACAAGTACATCCACAACAGTATCAAGATAATTATTCCCAGCGTTCTTTAGATTGATATAGAACTTGTTTCCTCCATCAGAGAACGAATAATCAGTTTCTTCTATATACTGCGGTATTGTAATATTCATCCAATCATCTTCCGGGTTGGTACTGTTAAGCTGTCTGGATACATCTTCAAACCGTTCCCCTGTCCGAAGTGTCTTTTCCATCTGCAAAGTGTTGTTCCTATCCAAAGAAGAACTTCTAAGCCACCTTGCGGAACTTTTAATAGTGGAAAGTTTTGTCTGTGTCTCTGTAAAGTTGTCCAGAATATCCCACATGGAAATGTCATCCAAAGTATTTTCATGTAGGATGAACAAAGGCTCAATCGTTTCCGATTCTCTCACAAGTTCCACAAGGCGCAAAAAAGAATCCTTGTCCATCTCCCCACCATTACTATAATAGTCCACAATAAGAGGATAATCGTTGGCACAGAAATCAACAAACTTCTGGAAATATGACTTTATATCATATCCCGTTACGTTGTAAAATTTTTCGAAAGCATCATCCATTGCCCAACAAACCTTTAGAGATTGAACTTGCAAATTCATTTATGCCCTTTTGTATCACATTAGAGGCGCACATTTCCAAAAGCGAACCTTTACTACCACTTGTTCCCGAAACCGCTTCTAAAGGAGCTATAACAGTCATTTCAAGATTGTATTCCCATATCATATTCTTTGATATGCTCTGACTGAAATTAACGCCACGCGGTGGAATCGTAACAAGATAGCTTTCTCCAAGTGCCATGTTATAGAAGAAAAGTTTCATGGGAAACCCGTTCTCGTCCACTCCGTTGCTTTTATCTATGATAGATTGTAATATCTTGATACAACCATATCCCGTTTTAATACCGGCATCAAAGGAAGGCATAGTGAGAGAACTTGTAGATTTTCCCTGTAATTGATAGAGATAACGCTTTCCTGCCGAGATACTAAAAGCTGCACCTGTCAACGAAACGCTATCAGAACCGCTTAAAAGAATCTTGAATGTCCTTCCAAAGTTTCCCTTTATCGTAATTGTCTGCGGCATAAAAACAGGAGAAGTAAGTACTGTTATGCCTCCTGCCGTGTTGACTACCGTAGTTCTTTTAGGTTCACTCTTATCTATACTCTCCGGGCTGATAGGGAAAGTAAAGACATCAATTGTGTTCCCTTTGGAATCTGCCAACTCCAAAGAACACATATACACTTCAAAATCATTCGGGAACTGCGCTGCCATCATGGAGCGACCCAAATTTTTAAGTGTCGATTTCGCTGTTTTTACCACTGAATCCAAAACTGCCATATCTCAATATTCATTTTGCTTAATTCATTTCAATTTTCACCATAAAACGTTTACACCTTGACAAATTTAACTTTTTATACATAACATCCTTTGAATTTTCTCCATTTATATCACGAATATTAAATCTGCCAGTCCTACGCCTTCCATAAATAAAATAGAATTTGTTGTCAATCTTTACCCTATCGAACAAACGGAACCCAAAAACCTCAAAAGGAGATTGATTAAGTCTCTTTACTCCACCTTTTTGAATTTTCATTTTATGTATTTGACGGTTATGTCTTCTAACCAATTTTATCTTATATAAGAATCCTAGTCTTTTCGCATTAAAGTTATTCGTAATAACAAAGGCGTCAGAGATATGGGATTTTTCAATGTTATTACGAATACGATTGTATTTCGTAATATAGCCAAAAGTCATTGAAATATTAGAAAATTTTGATTTTAAAGTCTCATAAAGCCTCCATTTCATAATTCCCATTATAGCTGCATCACGTAAAGATTTACCTCTTTTGATTTTTAAATCTATATTACCTTTGTGATATTCCTTGTGACAGGTTTCACATAAGGTAATAAGATTAGATGGGGAATTACCTCCTGTTTTTCTGGATTCAATATGATGAACGTTAAGAATCGCATCTTTCGATTTCCCTTTACAATACTGACATTTATGTCCATCCCTTGCTAAAACATATTCCCTAACATTCCAAAACCCTAGCTGGTCGCCCTCCTGATATTCTTTACCGGATATATCAGGATTCTTAATCTTTTGAGTATCAAATTGAGCTACTTCAATAATGAGTTTCGATACAGGAAGTACAGAATACACTTTTTCAACAACTCGGATATGGGCGTCTATTTTGTACTTCACCGAAGGTGCGATCCATTCTTGTTTCTTAGATTTTATCCTATTATTAAAACGAGGTTTTCTGTATCTTAATCTATTCCGTCTTGTTCTTCGTAGCTCTCTTCTGGTAGATAAAAGATCTACAATATCATTTCTAAGAATAACTTCACTTGCATAAAGTTCCTTGCTTTTCGTCGTAGCTGATAGACCAACATGCTTAGTCCCAGCATCAACGCCTAACACAATTTCCTGTTTATAATCAGATGTGACGTACGTTAATTTGATGGTAAACGGACATATATTCACAACGACTGCTTTATTTGCTTTAAGCAGCCTGCGAACCTTTCCGTACCTCGTTGTTGGCATCAGAGGTTTACCATTTATATCTTGTACGTACACCATACTTACAAACTAATTTTTAAATGTTTATTCAACATAAGTCAGAGTAAAACCCTGTTAATACCCATCGCCAATGTTATTCGGAGGTTTACTTGCAGGTAACACTGTTTCGCCAAATATACTACTCCTGTTTAATCACCTGCCTTAGAGCTTGGAGCTTGGACAAACACTCCAAGGTAACTATACATTCTCCGATAACGTAGTCTCTGTTTCAAGACTTAGGCTAATAACCAAATTGAACTTTCATTCAACACACAAGATATAGTATAAAACTTGATAAATTGTACATATCTTGCATTATTCGCGGTTACGGCTTTATAATTTTAACTTGTTCAAAAGTACGAATTTCTTCCCAATATCCTAACCCTGTGTTATCTTTTCATTCTCATAATCAGAAGCAACAAAACTTTGCGCCGATTGCATGGGAGATGTAACGGGAACAGGAGCGGGACTTGGCACACCAGCCGTTGCTCCAACAAGAAATGAACCTGCCGGAACATTGTGGGTATGGGAATTGAATGTATTTACAAAACCATTCAATTTACTTGTAAGGTTATCGAGTTCCACAAGACCCTTTAGTCCACCTCCATTGAACTCAATTATTTCATTGTTCATCTTCAATGTGGATTCACCTGTTTTCAAATCCAATTGCTCTTTGGTTATTGTACTTTGTACATTATCCCCTATCTTCACTGCAACCCCTGTGTTGTCCACTTGCAAGGATTGTTCCAATTCTTCCGTTTTCCAATGGAAAGTAATCTTTTCCAAATCCATAGCAACCCTTCTTTCTTCTTCTTCGGGCTTTTCTGGATTAACTATCTTTGCTTCGATCTGCGTATATCCCTTTATGGATACATTTTCCCCTCCTGTCACGTTCACGTTCCCGGTAGATTCTACGTTCACTTCCGATTCTATCGAACCGGTTGCTTTCACATTTACAGAAGCCTTTTCAGGGGAATTGATAGAAACAGAAATTGTATTGTCTGTCGGATCGACCATCAAAGAAGCAGTCACATTTCCTATTGTTTTTCTAAACCGAAAGGTATTCTCTTTCCACATAGGAGATTGATCATTTCTACAATAGCTTCCTACTACAATAGGAATACCATCATACGGATTAGTAGCTATCACCACTGCCGACCCTTGCTCATTTTCTTTTAAAGGAAACTCTATATTCGCCAACACTTCGTTTGTGATATATATATCCCTAAAGAAAACGCCGCCATTTCCCATAACAGAAACACGTCCGGTACGAAAGCAAGTCTCTACATACAAATCCCTGTCCACTCCATTAGGAATGACTATAAACCCGAATGAAATAGGTTCAGAAGAACCGTTTAATTTTCTTACCTTTCCCCCTGCCATGATTAACTAAACATTTTTCTATTAAGAAAATAATCAAACTGATCTTTATCTACTTTAGGCATGACAAGTGTTGTTATTTTATCCGCTTCCGCTTGCTTTGCCGCATTTCTTATTTCTGTCAAATCAATCAGTTTGAAATAATCCGGTTTGACATCTTTATTTTCTTCTCCAGCATTATCCTGCCGGTTCTTTACATTCGAGAAAGAGTTAGAAAGAATCGGCATATACATACCTCTTTCTACTTGTAAAATCGTTTGTCTTTGCAAATTACCGTCCAAAAACGAAACATTATTTACAACCGAAGAAACATAGAAGAACTCATTTGTCGGCTCAAAATAAATAAACGTCCCAACCTTTATTCTTCTATCCCCATTGATCGTAATAGTTCCTGTCCTTGTAAACGGCAAATAAGCTGTTGATTCCATAATGTAAATCAAATCGTTTGTTGCGGCTGCCTGAAAATTTGCAAGAGATCGAGTTGCTTCCGTACCCTCCAAATCCTTGTAATTCAAATACTGATCCGTAAAGGACATTTTCTTGTTACCAAAAACTTCTGCATACTCATTCAAATATACAATAGGAACAAAAGCAAGACTTGTTGTATTTGTCTGTCCGGCATGATTACTCATTACTTTTAGCTGATACCAAGAATAACTTCTTGTATCATAAGACAAATCATACCCGTGCATGTTTTCAGACTTAACTGTAATGTATTGTCCATTCTTATACGCACCCAAAATAGCATCCTTGTTGAACGGTGGCTGTCTTACCACAAGGTCTATTGTATTGACATAAGTATCAAAATAAAACTCAACCAAAGGGAATTGGCAAACCCTGTTCATATACTCCAAAAGTGTACCGTTTGGATTGGCAATAGAAGAATCTATGAGTACCCTTTTTTCAAGCACATCTTCCACAAATACTTTGAATATTTGCCAAATTCCATTTACAGATTGTTTTTCGTCTACACCTATATCGTAACTTTCCGTTCTTTTATCTTGCCATGAATCAAACACACTATTCTTTGTTATACCTATGTTTGACATCACATTCACAATAAACCAAATACATTCCCGGATAGGCTTCATTTGATACGACCACAAAAGATTGGAGAATGCACCTGTAAGGACGTTTCTTTTAAACCAAATACTGTCTTCGCTCATTTCATACCAATGAGAAAATGTATCGGTTGCATTAAGTAAAGGGATAAAATAGCAACCATCATCTGAAAACAATTTGTTTATGTCCCGTCCTTCTATTGTAATGGATTTTATGTTTCCTTGTGCTTCGTAAGATGTGGTACAAGTATCTACAAACCCTATCATATCCCAAATATTGTCCTTAGCTACTTTAGAAACAGGAATTTCCAAATCGACACGTTTGCCAAAATCCACATCTCCTTTATTGTTTTCTTTTTGTAAACGTTCAAACCGTATAAAGACAATATCGTTGTTTTGTATAAATTTCTCTTGGAAGGACTTGACTTGCGCACCGGTAATAGAAACTGTATTAAATTGTTCCAAAACAGAATCCCCAAACTTAAATGAGCTTCCATTAAAATAAAAAGGTGCTAACAAAATGCTAAACTCTCCTGTTTGTTTAGATTTAGTTGTAACCGTCTGCAACACATAAGAAGATAGATCAATCACTTTGCCAATTGATTTTATGTACATCCATACCCGAATGTTCATAGATATTATTTTGGCGTTTATCCCGGTTCCTTCCAATGCAGAAGTTACATTTGTATCAGGCAAATATTCAGGATCACTTATCAGTTCTTCATAGTTATCTCCCCAATATGCTTTAAAACTTCCTTGTGAAACAAACTGCCCTTCTTTTGCGGCTTTCACAAGAGAAATAGGTGTATCTCCTTTAGGACACCACAAAACCGTCCCCTGCTTTATATAAGGCAACGTGCCGGAATCATAGTCACTTTTGTATTTGACTTGTTCTTCTTTATCATACGTTCCCCAAATGATATCCAGATTTGTGATACCCTTACCATTTTCAACCTTCATCAATTCAGAGGGTGTAAATTTCTTTTTCCCAGACGGAAGAATTTTTTGCCAATAATTTATAAAGTCCTCCGGTTTTGCTTGTTGATAGCTTTCCAGAGGATAAATAGGTGGATTTTTTAATTCTTTATTTTTTTCTTCTGTCATAGATTACTCCTCCTCTTTTTTTGAGCCTTTAAGAAAACCATACATCAAAAGAGATGGAAAATTATGAAATGCAGTAGATAGCTGCTGCATAGTTGATCCATCATTCTTTTTGTACGCTTCCATAAAACGTGTATAATAACTTTCCACCAAAGACGATGTATCTGAAATGGACGTATAAATACCATTTATAGCATTCAATATCTTACCCAATCTATCTATATTCGTTTCCCCAATACCAATCATCCTATTTTCATAAGCCGACATCATCTTTTCTCCTGTCGTAACAGTTCTTTCGGCAGCAGTAGGTTCATATCTATTTGTCGGATCGTTACGTTGCTGTAAGGCTTGTTCCGCTTGACGAACCGTTTCAAATATCTTCTCGTAATCAAAATTACCACCTGCCGTAAGTTCATTAACATCTGTCCATGTAAGGTTTGTGAAAGCTCCCTTCATAAGATTACGCATCATTTCAAGGCTTCCGCCTGAATATTGCTGTAAAATCTGCAAAAATTCTCTCATAATATCAGGGTCTTTCGTCAAATCGTCCATTTTTGCAAACGCTTCCGAAGGTGTGCTGGCTCCTGTTGCCTGTTGTACCGCTCTAAGAAGTAGGGTTTGTGTTACTTCATCCTGTGAAATTCCTTTGCCCATAAAAGCCTCTTGAACCCGTTCAAGCTGTCTACCTTCCATTCCTGTTTGCAGACGAACGGCACGCATAATAGCAGCTATGTTTGCCGCATCTATCTCACCTGTTCGAGAAAGGATATCATCAACAGACCGAACAAAAGTAGTCATACTTTCATCCATAGTAGAAGCAATTTCACTAAGCGGAATTTGAAGTTGCTTCATGGTTTGTTCAAAAGACCGGATAATAGCAGATGAAGAAGCTGTTTGTCCTTCTTCTGTACGAGCGAAACGCATTGCTCCTTGCATTCCCATTACCGACTGATCGCTAAGCCCGTATAAACGCTGTACAGCCATCAAACTTTGTGTTTCCGGTACAGGTGCTACAGTTACTTCTTTTCCGCCGGCGGCACGAATAAGTTCAGCACGTCTTTGAATGTATTCACCTACATTCATTCCCAAAGCAGAAGAAGCGTAGCTACCCTCTCTGAAAGCCGTAGCCATAGATTGTCCGGCAGTTGTTCCCATTGTTTGAGAATAGGCTATAGTTCTTTTTTGAGCTTCCATAGCTTTTTCTACAGAAGTCGTAAAAATACCAGCAACCACATTTGCAATAGCCGTTGTAACTCCGCCTAAAAATCCTCCTACACCGGGGATTAAAGAAAGCCCTTCCCCTAAAATTCCGCCTAAAGAAGAAATAATCCCGCCACCCATAGCAGCCGGACTTTGGAAAGTGGCTCCTACGCCGGAAATAACCCTTGTTGCGATATTGGTAGCAGTGCTTCTATCGCTGCCTCTTTCCACATTTTCTTGTCTTTCCCTTGTAATAGTAGTTGGCTCTCTGTCTACCGGTGTCGGGGTGGGAACCGGAATAGGTTGTATTCCTGAACCTCCGCCAGATGTACCCCTTCCGTTGTACAAAGTTTCATCTATAGAAAAAATACCTTCCTGTATGGCTTCTAAAGCTCTTGTGCCGGCTTGTACTTGTTGAAGTATTTGTCCGGCTATACCGGAAATATCGCCATTCCCAGAAGCGATCGCCTCCACCACAGAAGCAAAACCTTCTTTATTGATACCCAAAAGTGCATTCAAATCTATAGCCCTTGCACCACCGGTTTGATAAACGTCAAGTTGTCCTCTAAGACTATCTATTTCGTCTTGCTTCGTTCTTCTCTTTCTTCGAGTAGGAGTTGGTTGTTCTGTTTCTCCTTCTTCCGGTTGTGGGGTTGGTTGAGTGGGACGAACAGGAGAAACAGGTTGCCTTCCTCTTTCGGAATTTTGTCGTCCCAAAAGATTCAATTGTTCCCTAAGCTGATTGATAGCATCATTTTGCTGACGAAGAATATTGTCGTTGTTTTCAACGATCCTTCGCTGAATACTTTCCATTTCCCCACCTATAGCCCTAAGTTGAGAAGTGTCTACCGAAACTCTAAGCCTTTTCTCCGCGTTCGCCATTTTCCTTTATCTCTTTTGCTTTCTGTTCAAACTCGATCATCTTAAACATCTGATCTTCATAGAAAGCAGTATCTTGTTCCGAAATTCCACCTTCCGGTGCTTTTAGCCAATCTCCAATATTAGGAATATATTCTTGTTTTTCTTTTTCTTCTTTTTCCTGTTGCAGTTCATAAAAAACTTTGTCTTCTTCAAATTCCATAAGTTCTGCAAAAAAATCACATTTCTTATGTTCTTCTGAAAGAAACGGGATTTTATGTTTATTCCTATACCATCTATCAATAGGAAACATATTGTCCCATCTTATGACAAAATTTTTATATTCTTCCCGATTCATCAGTCTACAGATGAAAGAATTTTTTCAGCCTCCTTCAAGAACGGGAAAATATCGTGCATATAAATATCACAAATTTCTTTGTAATCTTTCAGTCCCAATTCAGAGAAACTTTTCACTTTCAAATCGGACATCAATTGTGGGCACAAAACAGAAAGTGCAGCTTCCACATCTATCATATCCAAAGCACGCTGCGCAGAAATGGTAGGGTTGCCAATCATAGAGTTGTAACTCCCTTTACCCAATCTCTGTTTATTTACCTCAATTTGGTAATACTGTCCAACATTCGGGAAACTGATCTCGTACTTTCTTCCTTTCACTGTAATCTCTTTCGATTCCATACTATATGATTTTTAATTGATTGATATATGCAAAGATAATGATAAAAGAGAAAAAGCGGAATTTTCATCCCGCTTTCTAAAAAGATTATCTATTCTTTTCAACATCCTTTAAAACGATTTCTTCTTTAATCCCTAATTCGTCTCTTATAAAATCTACTAATTCCTGCGACCCTTCTATTAATCTATCTTTTTTCTTTATATTTAGCTTACCCCACAAAGGCTGTAAATTCATCCAATTAAAGCAAACTCTTTGGTGGATTGGGTTCATTAAATCAAAAGCAGAACAAGGAACTATATGATCAATGTGCCAAGTTTTATGATTATAATTATCCCAGCTCATACCTTCACAAAATTGTGATTCAATGTGTTTTTTTAAATCTTGGACAGAGCATCCAACAAGTTCTATAGTAGAAGCAGCTTTAGAGCCATTTTTTATCGCTAATCTAACTCTATTTCTTAAAGCAGTCTCTAATTTATATTCAGGACTTTCATTCCAAAGCCTCTTTCTATATTGTCTTTTTGTTTCCTTTCCATGTTCAGATTCTCTATATTTTTTTGAAGATTGTTTAAATGATTCCGATTTTCTGTATTCAGAAAAATATTCTTTCCCTTTTTCTGAATTTCTAAATTTTGCCATCTTTTTTCTGTTTTTCTCTCTATATTCTTCTGTATGCGATTTTTCTCTACGATAAGCGTTATAGCAATCTTTACATGAAAAATGAATACCAAGTCTATTGGTATTGTCTTTTGGGAACATCTCTATAGGAAGTTTTCTTCTACAAGTAGTACATTCAAAAACTTCATTTCCATTTTCGTCTATTTCAATTTCTTTTAATTTCTTTGGATGTGCCAAGTTTTTATGATAATACTCGTGTGATTTTTGCCTATTTTTCTCTTTATATTCAGGATCATTTCTCTTTCGCTCATTCTGTCTTTTCCTACTTTCTTCTCCTTTTTCAGACAAACGATATTTTTTATGGATTTGCTTTCTTCTTTCCTTTTCCTCATCTGTCATATTTTTATGAGAAAGACATTCTTTACATCTACAAGTAAATCCATCAGAAGAATAGCTGTTCTTTTGAAAATTCTCAATAGGGAGTTCTCTCTTGCACTTAGAGCAAATTTTTGTACCTTTGTCAAAATTAGCTTTCATAACCAAAACCAATTTAAGTTCAATTTATCGAAATCTGCCCATACATTGACTGCAATCTTTGTATGGGCATTTATTGTTATACACAACAAAGGTAAGAACTTTAGATATAACATCTTCAATTCTTACCTTTAAAAATGACGTTAATAAAATCTAATTGCCTCAATATTCGGCAGTTACGACGGGGTTAAGATACCTAATATTGACATTATAGGAAGCAACTGATTGCTCTTGCAACTGCCAATTCTGATTTTCAATGAAACACGGAGTTAAAAGAGCAACCGTCTGCCCTGTCGGATCAACCTGCGTCACCATCTTACGGGCATCATCAAAGTTCTGTACCAATTTCTTATAGATCATGATAGAGAATCCTTGCTCTGCAAATGTAAGGGTATCCAAAACTTCCTGCAAAGTCCCCAGACGGTGAATCATCGCTTCCACCACCGGAGCTTTGAAAGACAAGAAGAACTGATCTACCGTTGCCGAACATCTGTAGGAAACCGGCGGGATTTCCTGAATAGGCAAACTACCCAATCCCTGTACGTCCACACGATTGATTTGTTCCTGTACAGTTATATTTCTGACAAAACCGGCTGTTTCGTTGCCGATCTTGATATATGCCATAGGTGCACTGAATGTCTGCATAATATCTATGTTTTAGAATTATTATCCACGAATTAAGAAGCCTGTGAAGAACAACTTGTTGATTTCATTGTTAACAACGATCTTGTAGGTTACAAACCAAGCATCTTCCTGTCTTGTAACAAGAACGTCTTTGAATGAAAGTAATAGGTTATCCTGTGCCTCATTTGCCACTCTCGATTGCAAATAAGCAACCGTCCAGTCTTTCACCGCACCGGCAGACAATGTATTGACGTTTACACCGTTTTCCTGTCCCAACAAGTCAATAGAAGCGTTTACAACCAATTCCTTGTTGATTTGAGCAACGATACGCATAAACTGAATGCTGTGGCTCTGTCCGTTTGAATTGAACAACACTTTGTTGTCCTGTAAAGTGTTTACACCTTGTAATACGACAAAGTTGTTCGTATAGTCATTGTAAACCGTCACAAGCATACCGGCATTCAAAGCCTTAGTTTTTTCCGTATCATTCAAAGTGTGCTTCAACTTGTCGATACCGATTGTCTTGTTTGTAACCGGGATATAAGGCGGTTTTCCTGCCGTTCTACCCAAAATACAACACAAGTTATACATTACTCCCCACCAGCGTGTTTTGATACCTGTAATACCGGAAGTCATACCTGCACCGCCATGTACCAACTGAACCAGCTCGCTGTTGAACCCTTTCGCCAAATCAAGAGATTTAGAGAAATTGGCAGCATCGTCATAACCTCCCACAAACAAGAAATGAGTGTACTTAGCTTGACTATTCATATGAGCAATGTACTGTTTCTGCAATGCGGAATCAGCATTTGTACCGAACTGATCCATAAGAGCAAAGCTATAGTCCAAACCTGTAATTGCTTCCATAACTTTCGCCATGTTGTCGGTATTGTAAGTTTCAGTACCACCTTTTGCCAAGAAATAGGATTTACCAGCCATTACAGTAGTAACGTCACTCTCAGATACCGTTCCTTCTCCTTGTGTTTTTGCATTTTCTGTCAATACAAACAGGTTAGCAAAATTAGAATCGGATTTAGCCCATTCAAGCAAAGTTCCAATATTGTCAAATTCCGGTGACTGCAATACCAATGTAGGTGCTGCTTGATCTTCCGGCGTTTCTCCAATAGGGTAACCATCTTCTGCATATCCTGTGAAAGAACCGACATAGAATTTCATGATCCATTTTGCCGGATCGTCTACGCCTTTCACAATGGATACACCATAACCGGTAATCAAATTACCAGCTTCGGAAAGTTTGCCATTTGCTCCCAAACCTTCATCCAGTGTCTTTACTTCAAACGTGCCACCTGCTGTAGTAGCAAAAGTAATAGTTGCAGAAGTAGTCTTAGCTGCCCTTACATACAAAAGTTGAGAGATACCTGTAGAAGCCGGGTTTGTATAATCCGGTGTAAAAAGACCTTCTGCAATCTTCCAGAACATACCTCCCTTTACAAAAGAACGGAACTCTGCAAGGGTGTCAAACGTATAGACTGAATCCAATCCTTGAAAGTTTTCTCCATCTATACCAGAACCACCACCCCAATTTGCACCATAAACGCCACTATCTATGACCAAAACCTTCGAATAATCTAATGTTCTGGCTGGGCTTGTTTCTCCAGATACGATCCGACTATACGCACCCGGTAAGGTTATTTGTTTATTACCAAAAATATACGATGTAGCC